TCTGCCGAATTTTTTGAAAAAAGTAGTTGACAAACATTCCCCGGACTGCTATAATGTGTTATGTCGTCAGGCACGGCACAAACATCCGGGGGATTAGCTCAGCTGGGAGAGCGCTTGCATGGCATGCAAGAGGTCAGCGGTTCGATCCCGCTATTCTCCACCAATCAAGAGCAAAACGAACACAGAACCACCATTCAAATGGTCGGTAATGTGTTCGTTTTGTTTTGCGAGATTCCAAATGTCACCCTGACATGAAAAAAGCGCCCACGTTACCATCATCGGTAGTGTGGGCGCTTTTCTGTCTTAATTTACCGAAAATCGGAAAAAACTCCCGAAATATGAAGTTTTCTGCCAAAATGCAGACAAGCCGGGTACATATCGGCTAAAATTTCGGTAAAAGGAGACAAAAGGCTATGATTAGAATTTTGCTGTCTACCCGCCTCGGCGAAAGGCGGATGACACAGAGCGAACTTGCACGTGCAACAGGGATTCGCTCCCAGACCATCAATGAGCTGTACCACGATTTTGCAGAGCGAGTCAGCCTGGATGATCTCGACCTCATTTGCGAGGCCCTTGACTGCGAACTGGATGACCTCATCGTGAGAGAGCCCAACCCGGAGCGCAGGGTCAAAGAGGTACGTCATATCCCCCAGACCGTGAGCAAGTCTCGCAAGAAGTAACCTCTCCTGCCCGGATGCGTCAAGCGTCCGGGCTTTTTTCGTTCTCATCCGGCACGAATTCCAGCAGATCGGCAGGCTGGCAGTCCAGAACGGTGCAGAGCTTGTCCAGCACATCAAGCGGAATATGCTTGACGGAGTTATTGTTCATGCCCGACAACGTGGGCTGACGAATCCCGGTCATTTCAACCAAATCTTTCTGCTTGATACCCTTTTCAGCGAGGACGGCTTTCAACTTAATGCGAATCATATAGGCACCTCCCTTTTCTTTACTATATCATACTCGCCGCAGAATTGCAACGAGTTTCGTAAAATAATTTACGAAAAATGTTGTTTTCTTATTGACATACAACGAAATTCGTAGTATAATATAGACATAGAGAGGAGGTCAAGAGGTGCAAGGGAGCAACCCAAAGGGGGTGGCGCTCCATGACAAGCAAGGAATTTGCGAAGCTCACCAGAGCCGAGCAGGTAGCCCGCTTTGAAGCATATAAAAAAGCGGCTCAGGATCGCACCCTGAACCGCTAACCGCTAAAAGCCCGATGTTACACAAGCCCCTTGCACCTCCATTTTATTTTTTTATTAACGATTTGTCAAGAGTAAATTATTGGAGGTTCTCAAAATGAAGTTCATCGACATCAACCGCAAATTTACCGCTGCCGTCAGCAGCTACATGGCGCAGGGCTACTACATCAACGCCGCTTCGATGTCCGGCAGTCAGGGCGAGATCGCTCACATCGACCTGACCGACGGTAAGCAGATTGTCCGCGTTCTGCTGGACAGCTTCACCGAATGGGAAGATTACAACCAGCTGGAAGGTCTGAAACTTGTGGTCGGCATCGCCGCTGACAACGTCAAGCCCAACGATAACCAGCGCTGCGATGTCATCTGGAACAACCGGTTGGATGTCATCTCCTGCGAGAAGTTCTACAAGCTGAGCAGCAACCGCGACGATTCCGTGTTCTACGGAACGCGAGAGGAGGCCACCGCAGCCGATGAAAAGCGCTTCGAGCGCTACTGCCGCCGTGACTGCCGCATCAAGAAGCACCTTCCCGAAAAGGCTTCTACGCTGGTCAAGGAATTCGTTCGCCGGAAGTTCGGTCTGAAGCGTGTCGTGGTGAGCAACATCCAGATCACCAAGCAGAGCGGCGTGTATACCGTCACCTACAACCAGCACAGCGCCCAGCTGCACTGAGGAGGACAAAACAATGAAAAAGGTAATCTTTACTTACGATTCCAAGGACATGAAGCACGGTCAGAACGGCGAAATCGGCGAGGCCAGTGCCTCTATTCTGGTGGAAGACGAGCGGGCAAAAGAAATCCACGCCGCATTCAATGAGGATCATGCGGACCATACCGCCTACTTCATCCGTGAGCGAGCAATCGGTTTCTGCTGGAGCTGCGAACATCTGCGTGGCCGTGGCTACATCGAGGGCAGCCTCAAGACCGTGGAAGTCAAGGAGGTCTAAGACATGAAACTCTACAAATACACTGGCACCATTTCCGAGGTTTCCTTCCGCAACAGAACGGCTTGCGATATCAAGCTGTACGATATGAACGACCGCGACAAGGCTCCCACCCGGCTGGAGGTTTTCGGCGCCCTCGGAAAATACATCTTGGATATCGAGGGCACCGATGCAGAAGAGCGGTACATCCCGAACGTTTTCTACTTTGATGACAACCTGTACCTGTGGCGCATTGAGATTCCCGGCGGTGAGGTTGGCCGCCCGGCGAAAATCATCACCCAGAGCCCGGACAACATCGACCAGTTGGAAATCTTCGGCCAGCAGGACTATATCCAGACCAGCAAGCCGGAATCCATGTCCTGCAAGGAAATTTACCGCTGGGCCGATTGGGAACGCCAGAACATGAAGTAAGGAGGTTGTGACCATGTTCAGCATTACTGATAACGAGAGGCTGCGTGATGCGTACGCACTCCTGATGTTCATGCAGAGCGATGTTCCGGCCTCTGCCGAAAAGAAGGCAGCCGTGAAAAACATGGCGGTAACCATTAAGAGGGAGATTCGGAATTACAATAACCGCCCCGCCCCTGATGTGCATATCATCTGTGCCGACTATGACGGCCGCCTGGAGCTTGTTCAGCTGCCTGATGAATTGGACAAGGCGCACAAGGCGGATGCCGCCGACTGGTTCCGCGGCAACTGCTATCTGGAAGCTTACAACAGCCCCTATGACTGCACAGGGCAGGAGTTCACGAATTGGTTCTATCTGTTCCGGCGGCGCGGTCACTGGTTTGCATATCACTCGGTTAGCCGAGATGTTTAAGGAGGAAGTAACAATGACGGACGAAAAAGCTATCGAAAAGATGCTCTATGACCAGCAGCAGGGCTGGCCGCTGTGCCCCCGCTGCGGCGAGAGGATGCCGGACAAACTGACCCACGGAGCACTGAGCCGCCACGCCAATGGCGTGTACATCTGTGAGGCTTGCGGCACCGATGAAGCCCTCCGGGACTGGACCGGGAACGTCAAACCGCTGTCCGACTGGGTGCTGGTTCGCGTATACAATGGAGATCTTCGGAGGTAATCGATATGGAAGAAATGCTCCTGTCACTGAATGGACCGTGGTCAAACGCAGCCTGCATCGGCTACTGTGTCATGGCGATGCGCAGCGCCGGTTTGAGTGAGAAAACGCAGCGCAAAGTCCTCGATGAACTGACCCAGTGTTTCGACGATGTGAGTGTCGAAGACGCTGCACAGATGAAGTTCTAACAAACAAAAAATCCCCCTACACTGGCCCGAAGGTCAATGCAGGGGGATTTTTGCGCGCTACCGAGGTAGCCAAATATAAAATCAAGAGTGGACCATGCCGGGCCACTCTCTACAAAAGCCGAAGCTTTTCAAGTGCCTCTATTTTACACGGCACTCATGCAGCAGTCAAGACTTTTTGCCCAGTGCTGCGGTCATAACATCAAAGGCGTGTTCGATGACAGTATCCAGCACCTCGTCGGTGATGGCCCAGCGGATAGCCGCCGGGCACTTGGTGCGGAGAGCAGCGAACACCTGCTTCTTCTTTTTGGCACCCTGACCGCTGCCCATGATGGACAGCTCGGCCTTTTTGACCAGTTCCAGAGCCAGATCCTTGACGGTGGCCTTGTAGCCAAGCCGGATACCGCCGATTGCCAGTGCGATAAAGCCCGCCAGCATCAAGACGATGGCGACGGGAGCGGGAATAAAGTTCAGCATAGCTTCCATGATATTGCCTCCTATAAGCATCAGCGGCGCGGAGAGCTACCCCTGCGCCGTTTTGTCGTATTGGTTATATCGGATGTTTCACAGGTACTTGGAAGCCCCGGAAATGGCCTTCCAGCTGGCAGGGCCGCAGATGCCGTCCACAGTCAGGCCATGCGCCTCCTGCGCCTTCAGGAGGGCGTTTTCGGTTTTTTCTCCAAAAATGCCGTCCGGGGTCAGCCCCAGCAACCGCTGGAGCATCTTTGTAGCCGCTCTGTTTGCATCCCCGGTACAGCCCCGGCGGATGGTCGGCAGAATGAACTTCTGGTAGGTGGTGCTGGGGTAGTGCCGCGGGGCATCGCACAGCCACGTTGCCTTTGCATCGCGGGTATCGGTGTGTACGATGGCGCAGCCGTCATACCAGTAGATGCCCACCGCCTTGAAATACTGGGCGGCGATGATGCCCAAGGCCACAGGATTGATGCTGCGGTTCACCATGCGCCAGTCTGCCGCCATACCATAGCGGTGCTTGGAATTTGGGCTTCCGCCAACGGTTTTGCTGGCATTGTGCGTGATGCAACGGTATCCGCTGGTCACCTTGATGGCCTTGCCCAGCTTATCCCGGATGGCCTGAAGTTTTTCGACCAGCTCCGAATCGACCATCTGGCGAGTACACCCGCAGGGGCACTTGAAATCCTTGCGGGTGAAGTTCTTGCTCAGGGCAGATGTGTCGCTGGCCTGATAGACGATGACTCTCATGTAGAAAACCTCCTTCAAGAGAAGTCGTGCTTTTGAAGCCGCTCGTTGTACACCCGCTTGATATTCGCTACTGCACAGATGCAGCGGTTGTTTTTGTAGTCGGGGTGACTGCGGCAGTAGTCCTCATAGGCATCAATGATGGCTAAAATCTCGATAAAATGCTCCCTCGTGTGGTGCTTATCATCAATCAGCTCATCATTGAAACGCAGGATCTGAGTACGCAGAAGATTAGCATTGCGCTCATCATCAACTTGGATATGCTCCTCCAGCTTTTTCTGGGTCTGCTTCTGCTGTTCCAGCACTTCAGCATTCAGGGCGTGTCCGATGATTTTCGCAAGCCTGCTCCACGGATTGATCTTGATGGGCGAAACCTCAATGAGCGAGAGCAGCACCAAAACCATCCCGCCACCGCTCCAGAACAATTCTTTCAGATTCACAGCCATCCCCCTCACTGAACCAGCGCGGCGATTGCCTGCAAATCAAAAATCGGAGCATCAAAAAACGCTCTCGCCCACAGCCAGTAGTCTTCGGACTCCGGGCGGCGGTACTTTTGGCAGAGTGCCGATGCCCAAACCCGGTTCCAGCGGGTCTGATAGTCCGCATCCCGACGCTCAAGGCTCCGCTGGATGTTTCCTACCAGATCCCCGCGCAGGGTGCCGTTACCGTCATCATCCTGAACAAAGCAGTCCATGCCGTTCTGGCTCCCCACAGCACACACACGCTGGTTTTTGTGCATAAGAAAACCGTCCTGACAGGTCAGGGCGGTTCCATAAGGAATATTCACTTTTCCATCTATGCCGTCGAAGCGCGCCCGGCGGCGGGCGATAAAGCGTTCATGCTCCACCATGGGTTAGACCTGCTCTTTCTTCTCGGCGAGCATACCGGTCAGCTCGGCGTAGTGCTCATCGGTCAGTTTGCCGGCGGCGTAGAAAATATCGATCTTCTCCGCCAGACCATCGGTACTGCCGCGCTCGATCATGCGCTTGCAGGTGCGATACAGAACCATTTCCGTTGCTTTGCTCATTGCCTTTTCCTCCTATCAGGTATTCTCAGTGTCATCCGTATCGGAGACATTCAACTCCAGAAGGGTCAGGCGATAAGCCTGATCCACGTTCATCTCGTCGGCATCCTCGATGGTAGCTTTCGCCTCCATAATCCAGCCACCAATGTCGGTCGGCTCCAGAATGACGCTCTCTGCATCATCCAGAGACTTCCGACCAAACAGGTGGTACGGAGTGCCGGCATAAGAAATGCCCGAAGCATCAGGCTCCGGGCAGAGGATATAACAGCCGTTGTCGGCTTTTTTGATGTAGGTCACGTCCTCGGTCAAGGCAAGGACGGTGCCATCACTGGCTTTGATGATTTTGAACAAGGCACTCTACCTCCAAAAATTGCATAGCAAAGCCGCCGCAGACGCAGCAGCCGCCCATGGTCATCAAAATTTTTATAGTAGGCTTCTTGGCAGTTCATATACTGCGCAACCTCCTGTAGGGTACGTTTCCCGGCCAGCCATTCACGGTGGAACAGCTTCAGTTTTCTCCGTGCGCGTATCACGCCGTCACGGCTACCATTGACTTTGATTTTCCCGGTCTCGGTCAAGGTAAAACGAGCCTTGCACCAGCGGAAAGGCTTTGTCAGAGGGATGATCTTGCATTTCTTCTTGTTGACCGGGATGCCGCGGATTTCAAACTGGCGCACGATAGCGCGGCCCAGCTTTTTCAGATCTTCGATATCCGGGAGAATGATGCAGTAATCATCCATGTAGTGTCCTGCGCTATGCGTGGACATCTGGCATTTGATCCAGTTGTCCACAGCACTGGGCATCGCCGCCATTTCCTGCTGGCTCGGCTCAACGCCCAGCGGCATCCCACGGCCCGGAAATTCGCCGGGCGCAGTATCAATAATGGTATCTGCTATCCGCCGAAAATCAGGGTTCAGGATATACCGCTGGTGCCGCTGATAGATGATGGAATGGGGCGCATAAGGAAAGAACTTCTTCAGGTCGAGCAACAGCACCCCGCCCGCACGGCCATACTTGCGGTAATGCCGTGCCAGCTGCTGTTTGATGCGCTTGATCTGCCAATGCAGTCCCTTACCAATCCGGCTTGCACCGTTGTCATAGATCATGCTGGGGTCGTAAAGCGGCTCCAGCACTTCCTTGCTGATGACCTTGTGGATTTGTCGGTCTGTAATATGAGGAGCGTCAATCCCACGAATCTTGCCGCGTTCGCAGACCGTGAAATGAACATATTTCTTAGGCCGCCACCTTTTTGCCAAAATAAGCCGCCGCTGCTTCGCTGTGTGGGAAAACAGATGCCGCTCAAAGTTCTGCGTGCTCTGCTTCCAGCGTACACCGTTGCAGCATTTCCGGCCGTATTTGAACATCGTGTGGTAACTGAATACTTCTTCCAACGAACCGAGGGCGGCACAACGGGCTTCCTGTCTGGCTCGGCGTGCTGCCCGGCGGCGCTGGTATCGTGCTTCATGGCGCTCCTGACTTGTCATAAAAGTATTCGCTCCTCGTACAGATGAATTGTAGGGCATCGTCTAATCTGCTTTATGCCGGCACATGAAACGCGGTAAGATGCATCCCGCGCCATGCAAGAAGCGTCCGTGTCGGCATATCGAAAAGCAGTTTTAGAGGTTTGACCCTCAGGGAAGTACCTCTCCTTTTGCTATGGTCGTCTTTCACCTATGGCTACTCCATGTGACCAAGCATTGCAAAATCCGGGCACAACACCATACGCATTGTTAGCGTTGTTATAGTCCAACGACCCCGACGACGAAACCGCGCAGAAGTAGTTGTTGTTGTTGTTGATGTTGTTGTAGTTCGGCGACCGCAGCCACCAGACCGCCGCCGCAGGAATTGACAGAGATACACCCACTTAAAAATCAGGCTTTCCGATTGACCGTTCCGATCATGCCTTGCAGCAGGTCGTTTTCCTTGTCAATCAGCTCACCCAACTTTTGAGCCATTTTGTCCAGTCTTTCAGTTGCTTTCTTCGCATCGACACTTTTCCCTGATGGAGTTGTGAAACATCCCTGCGGGTTCTGGGTCATGATGAGATAGCAGTGAGTCAACCGAACATCCAGCGCCATCAGGGATGCCCGCGCTTCCAGAAGATGTGCTTTACGAAGCTGGCGCCGCTGATCGTCGGAGGGATAGATGCTGTTTGCCTTTTCGGCATGGTCTATCACCTCACCCGCCAGCTTTGCAACCGGTTCTGCAATCAATCTGGAATACCTTGCGGAAATGCGGGTCAGGAAGTTTATCGTTTCAATGTAAATCGCATTGGCGACATTCACATACTCCGCCTTGCTTTCTGTGCGCTTGGATTTCAAAACTGACATGATACTTTAGTCTCCTTCGGGGTCATCGAGGTCGATTTCCCCTTGCTCTCGCTCAACTTCTTCCAAATGCTTGAGCAGCACATACTCTATGTAGTTCGTGATGGACCGATGTTCTTTTGTTGCTAGAACGCCGATCTTGTCAAAAACTTCATCGGACAGGCGCAGTGTAAAGACGCGCTTGTTAGTTGCCATACAATACCTCCTAACAAACAGGTTTTGAAAGTATTGTATAGCGTTTTTCGTTCCGTGTATGCACTCATAAGACAGTTGAGTGATAGCACTTTCAGTATCTTTTTTCAAAAAATCGCGCGGGGCGCTGACGCGCCCTTTGAATTTTTTGAGGAAAGTTTGCTGTTTTCCGCCCACTTCCGTGGGCTTGAGTAAGTCGAGAATCCCTGCGGGGGATTAGACAACAAAGCCGGGCACAACACCATACGCATAGCCAGCGTAGTTATAGTCCAACGACCCCGACGACGAAACCGCGCAGAAGTAGTAGCCGTAGCTGTTGCCGTAGTTCGGCGACCGCAGCCACCAGACCGCCGCCGTTCCGGTGGCGGAATGTTTATTGGCAACTTTGCTGTTACCCGCTTTGAAGTAATCGTACTGTGCCTGATAGTTCGGCTCCGCATCATTGCAATACTGGTGCGTTGCAAAGACCTCATACTCGGACAGCAGGAACAGATAATCCGTGGTAGAGGACACGTTGCTTGCGGTATTGCCGCCACCCTTATTATCCGTATACTTCGTGCAGGACTTCATCACCGCCCGCAGGTCGGCGGGGAGTGCAGCCAGCAACGTGTTGGCGGTCGGGCTGGTGGGAGAACTTGCGCTACCCAGTACCTTGCTCCGCATCTGACTGCTCCCCCAGCCACCAGAGTTCGTGTTGCTGGTGTTCATCGTGAATGCACCAGACGTGGAAGTCGTGCTACCGTAGCTGCTATCCACCAGACCAACAAACTTGCCGCTGATCTTGCCCAACAGGAAGTGGATGCGGTTGCTGCCCTCCTTGCCGGAATTGTGGTTGAAACCGATGATAAAGGCATCAACTTTCAAGCTGGAGATTGTAGTTGCACCCACCTTGCCATTGATGGTTACGGACTTCGTGGCACCAACAGACCAGTAGTTTGCACCCTGCCCAGCATCGCTGACAGCCTTGATGACTGCCCAACTGTTGCTGCTGAGCGTTTTGGACACCAGCGTAACGGCCACCGTGAACGTCTTGCTGGACGGTGCAGTATAGTTGGTATCTGCACCCACATTGACCGTAATAGTGGCACTGCCGGTCGCCTTTGCGGTCACCGTGATGGTGGTGCCGGAAACACTTACCGTTGCAATGTTCGTACTGCCAGAGGATGCGGTCACCGTACCGCTGCCCGGCCGCGTAACAGTGATGGTGCCAGAGGTTTTCGGGTAGGTCAGGCTCAGACTGCTTGCGGACAGCGTAATACTGCCGGTCGCCTTGCCGATCGTCCACGAAGCGCTCTTGGCCGTAGTCGTCCCATCCGACCACTTATAATTGGAAGTCGGGGTAAAGGTGGCGCTGTAACTGCCAGCGTTGGTTGCGCTGCTCGTGCCACCGATCGTCAGCTGAGAACTGTTATAGTTGCTCCACGACGGGGACTGCGCCGAGCCATTGTAAGTCACGCTACCGGTCTGTGCCGGCACATTCTTGACCTCGGCTCGGCCAATCGTCCACGACACACTCTTGGCTTCCTGCGTGCCGTCCGTCCAGACATACTTGCCGATGGGCGTAAACGTTGCCGTATAGGTGCCAGCATTGATGCCGGAGGTCACGCCCCCGATCGTCATCATGCTGCTGTCATAGCCTTTCCATGTGGGACTCTGGGTGGAACCGGTATAGGTCAGGCTCCCGCTCTGGGCAGGCACGACCTGAATCGTCAGGGTTAGCACAGAAAGCGCATCAATGGCTTCCTGTACATTCGCCGCCGAGATGCCGGACTTACTGTTGTCATAGAAAATATCTGCCGCAGCGCCACCGGACGAACCGCCGCCACCGCCAGCATTAAAAGGACCCCATGCCATGAATCAAGCCTCCTCTGCCGCTGATGCGGCTTCAATGATGTGATACTGAGCGGAAATCGCAGCACTCGGAACGGATGCCGCCCGGAGGCGTAAAACACCGGCCATGCTCTCCGTCGATGTGAAATCCGCCGCCCGTGCAACTGCGCTGCTGGACGGGGCAACATCCACTCCCACGCTATCTGCCGCCGTCAGACCATCCACCTTGATGTCGATGTACTTCGTATACCCGGGGACGTTGGAATCGGTCTTCCAGCCGGTGACAGGGATGGAGAACGAAACGAATGTTGCCCGGTCTGCTTTCAGTCCGTGCATTTCTTCCAGTGCAGCAGCGGCGGCAGATGCGACTTTGGCGGTAGCATTGCTGGACTGGGATGCAGCGCTGCGGAGCTGATCCAAAGTTGTGAGCGCATTGCTCAAAGAAGTCACCTCCCATAAAAAAATAAGGGGCAGCGGTGAATATTCTCCGCCGCCCCTTTACTCATGAGATTTCAGAGGCTTACTCGCCGTAAATCTCTGCCAGCATCTCGGACACCTCGGCATCGGTAGCCGTATGGTTCGCAATGGCCTTATCGATGGTGGTATTCATGCCGTCCAGCTTGGTCTTATCCGCAGCGGACATCAGGCCAGCCTTGGTAGTGGTAGCCTCGTCGTAGGTGGTATCCTGAGCCGGAATGCCCAGACCGGTGATGTCATCCTTGGTCACAGGAGCGGCAGCAGTCACATGACCCTGCTCATCCACAGTGGTCTTATACAGGCCGCTGGCATAGGCGGTGTGGGTCGGGTGCTCATACTTGTTGGCACCCTCGGCGATGGCATCCAGCTTAGCTTTCAGCTCATCGGTGAAGTCGTTGGCAGACAGACCCTTGCCAGCCTCTTTCTCCACATAACCGGACAGGTCAACGAAACCTGCCAGCACATCGTACTTGTAGGCATCGCCGACCTTGACCACCACAACATTGGTGCCCTTGGGATATTTGTTGCCCGCACCCTCGACGAAGTTGGCGGTGGTGGTGAAAGCATCGGTCACGTTGTAGACGTTGCCCAGAACGTCCTCAGCCAGAGCAGGCAGCGCAGCAAAGGCCACAGAGCCAGCGGGCTTATAGACAGCGCTGATCTTGGCGTTGATCTCGTCCTTGGTGTAAGCGTCGGTGATGCCGTATCCACCCAGAGTAGTGGCCTTGTCGGCCTTTGCAGCCAGAACAGCAGCCAGAGCTTCGTCGAGGTCAGACTGGGAAATCTTCGCCTTGTAGGCCAGTGCAGCCAGACCCTTGATGGCAACATCGGTACCAGCCACGGAAATGCTACCGTTCTTGGAGCCGGTGGCAACCAGAATGTCCACCATCTTCTCAGCGATGGCCAGGGCAACGCCGTTCACCTTAACGCCCTCCAAGACGTTGGCCTGTGCGCCGACATCCTCCAGAGCCTTGATGCGCTTGTTCTGGGCCTCGTCAACGGCCTTCTGCTTCAGACCCAGCTCCTTCAGTGCGCCCAGCTTTGCGAGCTTCTCAACATTGTAAGCCATAATAAGTATCCTCCGTAAATTGTTGTTTGGTGTTTATTTGTCGTAGATTTCGGCCAGCATTTCGGATACATCATCCGTAGCTGCCATCTGGTCTTCGGAAACTGTGGCGTGGACAGAAATAACACCGTCTTCGGTCACTTCCACGCCGTCGCCAATTTTCACGCAGCCCAGCCGGTCACGGGTCGCAATTACCAGTTCACCGGTGCCACCTCCTTTCCCGAACAGAGTGACGACTGCCTGAATATCAGCTTCCGGGATGCGCTGAGAGAAAAAGCGAACAATACCGTTCAAAGTCTCGCACCCGTTCAGGACACCCGCCTTGTTCGAAATAGAAAAGCAGCTGGCAGTTGCGGAACCGCTGGGCCAAAGCTCAGGGGTGCAGTCTGCCAACTCTGCATCGTAGGTATACGCATACGGCATTTCACCCTCGCTGTCCGATACGGCTTTCCAGCCGTCTACAGAAAGGGTCAGGTCGTATTTGCCATAGTAGCCGCCGGAGCTGCCGCCACCACCGCCGCCGCTTTCCTTGATAAGCTCTTTGACCCTGTCTTCCGACATGATCTGGCCGGATTCCTCCAGCTCTTTCAGAGCCTTACTGGTGGCTTCGGTGATGATTTTGGCATGGGCATCCGGGGCATCGTTGTGCTGTGAGATCTCCTTCAGCACCATTTCCCGCACCATCCGCATAATTGCTTCAACCTGCGGGTCAACGGTGAGCGAGATATTGGCTTTGGTCGAAACGGCCAGCAACACAGCAATTTGGAATTCATGGTCAGCAGTACCGATGGCCGGGATCTCGACGCCCCGATCATCCTGCATCAGAAAGAGCAACGTGTCCTCCGGGTCATCATTGAGGCGGCCAAACACGCCGATTTGGTGCATGAAGTACGGCTCATCTGCACCGCCCGTCCAAATGCTGACTTTGCGGGCTTTTTCGCCCTTGTATTCCACGGTGTCGATGCCCAGCAGTTTAAGCTCATAGGTATCACCGCTGACTGCCGTTTCCTCGGACAAGTCGGTGTCAATGGTGCCCGTGCCGCTTACAGCACGGGTGATGGTGAGCGCACCGCCCGAAATGGACTCGGACAGCATCGCAGCACCGGCGCTGGTATATGCATATTTTTCCCAGCTCATAACGATTTCCCTCCTAACTTGATGGTGACGGTTTCATAGGTCTGCGCAGGTCTGCCAGATGCAAGTGCCTGTGCAGACACAGCCTTGGCGTGGATAGTTCCGGGCAGCGCAATGGTCGTTTTCATCCGAGTTGTGCTGACCGCACCAGCGGCGCAGGCGTGTGCGCTGACTGCCCGCGGCTCGATAACACCCGGCATAAGAACCGTGTAGGACATCGTTGTGGCGCAGGGAATCGCTGCAACATAGCACGCTTTCGGCTCCGTTTCCGTGTAGTAAATGACGCTGTCCAAATGCGACCGAAGATTTTTGTAGCAGATGATTTTTTGCAAAACCTGCTGATGTTTGGCCTCATTGATTGCAGCGAAATCAACCGTGATACGGAGTTTGAAGTGGTACGGATCGCCGCCGTACTCAAACCACTCCAAAACTTTGGGATTGGGATAAATCGCAGAAATGGCTCTTTCAACAGCCGCTTTTGTGCCACGGTGCCGGTGAACATAGAAGCTGTCCTTGATGGTTTTTCTTTTTTCCTCAAGGGTGTAGGATCTATCGTACCAGTCCACGGCGAAGTCCCGAGCCAGAATGTCAAGCAGCCATTCGGGCAGTTCGTCGATGCGGGTATAAATCCGCAGGGAGTCGATTTCATCCTGCCGGGATTCCATCACCTTGGCTATGGCCTGTCCCAGAGCCACCGTCTTAGGGTCTTTTTGGAGCGCGATCGGAAACTGCTGCATCATGTTGTCAGCAGTCAGGCCGTGGTTACTCATCCTCATACCCTCCGCTCTTTATCGTCACCGTGCCCAACTTTGCCACTTGCGGAACCTTGTCGTTGCGGTCAAGGGATGGCGCACCGTCTTCCAGCGGAGTAAAGGCGGGCTGTTTGAGGTCTACACGTTTGATGCCGGCCGAAAGAAGCAGATACCGCAGCCTGTCAGGGTTGATGTCCCTGCCCATCTTGCCGGACTGCCAGCGGATGTACCGCTGCACAGCCTCATTCACGCCGGACTGAGCTTCACTTGCGGAAATGCTTCCGTCCCGGGTCAGGTAATAGGTCAGGTCGATATCATAGGGCACTTCTTCTGGGTCTCCGGAGATCACATAATCTGTCAGCGGCCGGATTTCATCCGGTGAGCAGGCCGCAACCATGGCACGCTTGGTTTCCTCGCCAGCCACGCTGCCGTCATTCATGACGGCGTACAGGCAAACAGTGCCGGGGCTGGGCGAATTGGCAACGACATCTGCGATTTCCGTGGATACCCTCTTTGCAAAGTATTTGTAAGCACCAATCGGGCCAGCATCAGACCATGCACTCTGGCTGTCACGCATCAGCTCATAAAATTCCTCGTCGTCCGGGGCATCAGAGCCGTTTGCACTAACCGTGATATTGGAGCAGCCAGAATAGTAGTCGTAGATGTCAACAGCGGTGTGGATGTCACCCACAGCATAGTCATTGCCAGCCGTGCCTACGGTCTGGCATGTCACTTGAACATCCGTGTATGTTGCGCCGATGGGAACGTACTCATCTGCGGAGGTTTCCCAGTACAGGGCTGCATTGTCGTCCGTGACACGGGTGCCGGCCGGAATCAGTACCGCCGTCTGGCGGGGTTCGCTGATGTAAAAGCGCATGGTGCAGGTCGCCGCCGTAGGCTTGGGACGCTCCTGCAAGTAAAACAGCTCGGCCAGGCCATCCAGATACTCGCCCTCTGCGCTGCTGGGTAAGTTTTGGCTGCCTGTCCAGTTGTTCTGGGCACGCTCGTACATGATGGCATCCTCAACCCACGAAATGAAAAGCCGTTCCGGGCTGCCGGGCATCACAGTTTTGCCAAAGAACTGCTCATACCCTGTGACAAGCAGCCTGTCCAGTTCATCCATGTCCGTGGACACGAACTCGTAAGTTTTACGCACTGATGCTCACCTCCACGACGGGCAGCATCCGCCCGGGAGTGTCAGGGGCTTCCTTGAAGGTAGTCCCCATGTAGGTAGCACGAGGTTCAAATCGCTCGATGGCCTCCTTGATAGCAGCGCAGAGCATAGGCTGCGCCACGTTTTCCGGCCGGTCGAGAATGTTCGCAATATCAATGCCAAATTCCCGATAGCAAGGCACCGTGCCTTTCGGTGTGGACAGGATGACGGCGATGTTCTGCAGAACGCTGGTCACGGTATCCTGTTCTCCAAGGGAAATGGTGGTCAGGTCGTTTGCCGATACCAAGTAGTTGCTCACAAAAATCACCTCATTCTCTCTGGTATTCCAACAAAGAAACGCTTGCGGTAATCCATGTCGGCGTACCGAAAGCGTTTGTGTGCAGGGTCTTAAATTTTGCAGATTTGATAACCCACCGATAGCTGCCGTAGACCACATTGCCGAGAACGAACGGCAACGTAGTCCCGTTGAGGACACATTCTTTCAGCCGTTCCCGCTCCTTGGTGGGATTTACGCCGAGGTATGCGGCCAACTCAATGTCAAACGTGATGGTTTGAGCATCGGTGCCTGTCAACTCGGTCAGGGCCGGGCCTCCGGCGCGCTGGTGGGTCGTGTATCTGGCCGACACATTTTGCACCATGTTCTTGATGGTCTCGACATGACTATCAAACACGGAAAAGCTGATGTCTCCGAGGCAACCAACGATCACGGATAAATCCCTCCCAGAACAAAACCATCAGCATTGAAGCACGGGAGGTACAGGCAGACCACCGTATCATCAACGGCCGGCAACCACCACACCACATGAGACTTGTGCTGATGGTCGGTGGAGTTGTCCGCTCCGATAACCTTTTCCTCTTCATCCCAAATCTGGCGGGAGCCATCCATGGTCTTTTTGATTTCAAGGTTGTAGGGGCTGGGGTGGATATACTGGTGATTATGCTCACCGGCTGACTCCGTATAGACAATGGCTTTGTAGTGCTGCATCACCGGGAGCCAGCCGGACGTGATGCCGGTGTCCTCAAACTTACAACGGACAAGACGCTTTTCTTTGTTCACATCGGTGACTTTACCGAGGCGAACATCAACAGCAGTGTTCATCAGTACCCTCCTAAAACATGACGGCCGGAAACCTGCGTGGTGTACCCGCCAGAGCCAGTCACGGTATGTTTGGCCTGCTTCACGATGTACTTTCCATCCCACGGCCCGAAGTCCTTAGCCTCAAACGTCAGACCGGCCACCTTGCCCGGATCACCGGAATAGGTAAAGCCTACCTGACGCTCAAACTTGTTGTGCAGTCGGAGCTTTTTGGCAGCCAGTTCTTTGGCCTCGGCCTTGCTCGTGACCGGGGCATAAACTTCCAGCTGCTGGTTGGTTTTGCTCTTGGCATCGTAGTCCTTGACGTAGGCGATACCCTCAAGGGGCTTGCCGCTCGGCCCAACATAGGACACCCGGCAGGACGCATACTGCGTTCCGGCCTGGCCGAGCGTGTGGCTCCACTTGATATAGCTCTTGTCGTCCTTGGTGACAGTCCATGCAGAATCTTTTCCCTCGTATTCCTTCTGGTCGAAGATGACGATTTTGCCGTCTGTACATTTCAGCGACAGGCCGGCATCATGGCACAGCTGCGACAGGAAGTCGATGTCAGAGCAGCGGTACTGCTCCACACGCTTATACTCCGGGTCTTGCTTTGCAAGAAACTGGGATTGCATACCGTTCTTCTTCGCCATTTCATTGGCGATGCCGGATAACTTGTACTTTTCCCAACCCTTGCTCTGCTTGGTCTGCCGGATCTGGCTGGTATAGGGCAGCCCCGTGGCCTTTATGGTGATGATGTCGGGCGGGCCGGATGCGTTTATGCTGTCCAACTCAAACTCCCCGCAGTCCAGCGCCTCATCCTTCCCGTCAGAGTGCCAGTTACAGGCCGTGATGGTAGCCCGGATTTTCAGGCCGCCTTCACCGCTGCCGGAAGAACTGCCGCCAGATTTACCGGAGATCTCGCTGGCATCGACCCAGCCATAGACCCGGGACGTTCCGTCCGTGTGAATAACATGGTACGGGTGCAGCGCACCCTGTTTGATGATGGTGATCTTGGCCGGGCCAGCCTTTGGTGTTCCGTTTGCCTTTTTGTCGGTAGATGCCTTGTAGTGCGGACCACCGAGAAACTGCACCACGTCACCAACCTTGTAGCCATCAGAAGATGCGGCCGACACATCGCCGTCCAGCATCTTCTGGAGCCAGTCGGTCATCCAAACGCCCTCCCGGTCTTGGAGTTTGATCTGCAGGTCGTCACTGGCATCTTCCTCATTATCGGTAAATGTCAGCGACAGCAGGTAGGGCTTGATGCTGCTGGTGATGTCCACACCGTCAAACTCCACCGTACACTCGGCATGGCGGGCGGTATTTTCGTCGCTCATGTGACCACCTTCTTCCACGGGGGCAAGGTGGAGCTGGTTTGCGTCTCGGTATCCGGGAGCGTCAGAACGATTCCGGCCGGGAACACAAAATAGCCCAAGTGCTGCGGATTAGCAGCCATCAGGTTGGGAGCATAGGCGCAACTGCCGAGCTGCTTATAGGCCACACTGTCCCAGTGGTCGCCTTGCACAGTCGTATAGGTTTTACTCATGCATACCTCCCTCTGAAATCATCGTCCTCTGCATCTTTCACGATTTCGAGGACAAGTTCTCTCAGGCTGTCATTCTGGGCATTCAGGACGTTTTGCAGCTCGGCAGTATCAGATATACCTGAGATATGGTAAACCGGCGAGAGCGATATAGGAACCGTGCTGCGTGCTGAGGAGGAGCCGTTGCTCTCTGGCAGCTCAGCGCTCATGGGGGTAACGCTTGCGCTCTCCATCTCCCGTCTGGTTTCCGAGGCCGTCAGAACAGATTCACCGCCGTTGAAGTAGACCAGCTCCGGGCCATGCTCACCAACGAGGGCAAAGCCGGGAGCCGCATCTTCCGTACCAACAGCATATCCGGGGATTCCGTGGTTGACATTGTAGCGCTCGTTGGAACCTGCCAGCGCAGTAGAGGCCGCCGAGGCGATTTTGGCATAGGCTTCCTGCACACGGGGCATCATGCTGGATGCGCCATCGATGAAGCCCTGAATCGTCTCCTTGGCGCTTTTCGTGGCCTCGTCGCTCATGTCCATTTCCGATACGGTATCGGCTACGGTCTTGGCGATTTCGTCCATAGAATTGCTCATGCCGGTCTTGAGGTCGGCGATAGATTCGCTGGTGGTATCCTGCGCTTCTTTCAGCGCAGCGTAGTTCTCAACCATTTTGGCGAGGTCAGCGTCCGAGGCCGAGGCCATACCGGCAATCGCATTGACGGATTCCTTGCTGCCATCCGCAAAACTGGCGATAACTTCACTCAGACCGTCGATGTCAGCCGCCCGTTCGTTCAGCTTTTCGAGGTTCTGGTTGTAGTTGTCCCAGTAGGTGATCTGGCTTTGCAGTGCATTGTTGATGGATGCAGCGGAGGTCGAAACGACCTTTTCCGCAGAATCCCACAACGCATACTGGCCGCTGATGCTGCCGTAGGCTTCATCATAGGCATCCTTGTAGGCTGCAATGATGTCCTGAATCCGAAGCTCTGCATCAGAGATGGCATTCGCCACATTCTGCTGCTGCGCTGCAACATCGTCTGCGCTGTCGGCGGCGGACTGCTGCGAAGCATTCAGGGCATCGACTGCGGCGCTGGCCTCCTGATACTCGGCCTCGGCGGCATTGATAGCCTCCTGATCCTGTTCTACGGCGGCGGTGTAGTTCTCGACCTCCCGCCGGGCAGTGACAAGGTCATCCGAGTACCCCATATACTCAGTGCGCAGTTGCTGCACATCCTCGCTCATGGTGCGCCACGGCAGATCTTCCACCGTGCCGTAGGTGAGCTTGAACTGCTCATCCGTCAGGCCGAGGGTGGTCAGCAGCTTATCGTAGGCAGCAGACATGCCGGCATTGGATTTTTCCACCTTTGCCTGCGCGGTCGCCAGCTTGGTTTCGTTCTCAGCACTCTCAACCAGCACATTGTTGTACTGGTCATAAAGGGTGTTCAGGTATTCCTGCCGGGCCTGTGCCTTGGCATCCGCCACATAGGCATCCGTGTGCTGGCGCAGCGCTGCGGTGCCGCCCTTGATGGAATTGGTCTCAAGGTCAATATCATCTGCAAGACTGGGCACCAGAACAGACAGCCGGGCCAGCGTGTCGTGGTATTCGGCATTTCCGTCCGTGTTCCCATTTGTGGCGGCCTCGATGGCCTCCAACTTGCTGATGTACTGGTCCGCAACGCTGGCGGTCGCTGCCATGTTGGACAGGGTGGAATCGTAGCTTGCGCTCGCTTCTTCCATGCTGTCGCCCATATCACGAGCGGCGCTGGTCAGCTCCTTTACAGGAGGAACGGAATCATCGGAGGATGTTGCTAGAGCAGTTACCACCGTCACCACGCCGGCCGTTGCGACGGCTGCAATGGCGAGAGGTCCAGCCAAGCCGGCAAGGGTGCCCGTGAAAAGCGTTGCGGCCATTTGCGCAGCCTTGATGCCTGCTGCAACTGCGGTCAGGACACCGAGCAGGCCACCCAACGTTACCGTTCCGGCGGCGATGCCACGGACAAGGCCGGGGTTCTCCTCTACAACGCCCTGCATCCAGCCAAGAACTTCAGCTCCGACATCGTACAGGCCGGACATTGCCGGGGTCAGGTCTTCACCGATTGCGATTTTCAGGCCATCCGCTGCGGACTGCATCAGAGTCAGGCGGCCGTTCATGTTGTCCAGCATAGTGCCGGCCATCTTGTCGGCAGACCCGGCGCAGTTGTTCAGAGCCGCAGTATAGTCTGAGAAAGACTGCCCACCCTCGGCCGCTGCTTCGCTGCATCCAGCCATGATGGTTTGCAGTTTGGAATACTGGTTCGTGCCAGCTACCGTCTTCGCAAGGTTGGCCTGCTCTTGGTCAGTCAAGTCACCCCAGATGCCAGCCATGCCGGTGAGGATACTGGACAAGCTCTGCATATTGCCCTGTGCATCGTAGATGTTTACGCCATATGCAGCCAGCTTGTCGCCGCACTCCTTCGTGTTGGTAGCAAGTCGGGTGAAGATTGCGTTCAGGGCCGTACCAGCTTCGCCACCCTTGACACCAGCATTGGCCATGGTGGCCAGCACTGCCGTCGTTTCTTCGACCGAGTAGCCGAGGGACGTTGCGGTGGCTGCACACGCCTTGTATGCCTCGCCCAGCTGGATCACGTTCGTGTTGGAGTGAGCCATGGCGTAGGCCATCACATCGACAAAGTGCGTGGTGTCAGAGGCTTTCAGACCAAAGGCAGTCAGATAGTCGGTAACAATATCGGATGCCTGCGCCAGATCCATGTTGGCGGCAGCAGCCAGATTCAGCACCGGGCTGATGCCCTCCAGCATAGACTGGGTGTCCCAGCCTGCCAAAGCCATGTAGGACAGAGCATCAGCCGATTCACCAGCGGTGAATTTCGTGGTTGCGCCCATTTCCTTGGCCTTGTCGGACAGGGTCGTCAATTCCTCGCCGGTAGCACCGGAGAGAGCCTCGACATTGCTCATGGATGCTTCAAAATCACCTGCGGTGTTGATGCAGTCCATGTAGGCATCCCGGATTTCTCCGAGGGCCTTTGAAATGCCGACCGTGGCCAGCGTGGCCTCGACCGTCTCAAGCGCCTCGACCGATTTTTCACCGAATCCCTTTGCGCCCTCACCGGCCTCGTCCATCGTTTTCTTGAGGTCAACCTGCTTATCCTTGAGCTTATCGACCTCAGTTTCCAGCCGGACGCTTTCCGCCGTCAGCTGCGTGGTATCCACGCCAGCTTCGTGCAGAGCATTCCCGGTGGCAGCCAAACGCTGCTCATAAGTGTTCAGGGAGGCCGTGGTCTTGTCGATCTGCGCCTGTTTGGAAAGCAGCTTGTTTTCCAGCGCGGAGGAGTAGCCCTCGGTTTCCTGAATCTCTTTCTGGATGTTGTCGTACTGCTGCTGCAAAACAGAAAGCCGCTGACGGGTTGCGTCAACGGCCTGTTGCTGCTTCTGGTACGCCGAAATGTCGGATTGTACTTTGTTCAACTGCTGAATCTTTCCCTGTGTTTCCACAAGGGCAGACTGAGCAGCCTTGAATGTACTGGAAAAGCTGCTGTTCTGTTTGGCGGACAGGTTGAACAGCAGCTCCCACTCTTTACGAGCCACTACTTACCGTCCTTTCTCGCTCTCTGGCGCTCGGCAATGAGGTCATTGCTGCTGCGGATCCATTGCCGGAACTGATACAGGGGCATTTCCAGCCAGTAGGGCGCAGGCGTACAGTTGACCTGTGCCATTGCAAGCACCTGTCGCCGCAGCCACACGCCGCCATCACCGGTTACAAGTCCGACCTCAGCAAAAAATTTCTCGCTTTGGTGCGGATGGTGTTGTAGTCCCGGATGCTCATAGCACCAATGACATCAACACCGATAGGCTCGGTACACGCCCGGCAGGCCATGCGGATAAGGTAGCCCGCACTCATCGATGGGATGATAACCGGCTGATTCAGAGCCGTAAGCTCTGCCTCGATGGCGATGGAGTCATTGCCGGTCAGCTTGCCCCAGTTGAACGTGAGGGATTCGTAGTGCTTGCCCTCATAGTCAAGGGGCTTCTGGAGCTTGTGAGTGTAGGTATACGGGTCAGCAGCGGCAGCAGCCTTTGCAGCGGCAGCCTGAGCTGCATCAAATTCTTTCGGGTCAATGACGGCGTTCATGCTGGATAGCTCCTTTCACGCTCAAAAAATAGGCCGGGACTGCAAAATGCAGCTCCGGCGGAACGGTATATGCGGATTACTTGCCCAGGGCCGCACGGACACCGGCCAGATAATCCACACCGTTGATGTAGCAGATGAAGTTGAGGGGGTCCAGTTCACGCACCTTCTTACCGTTGATGTACGTTGCCCAGTAGCGGACAGCGTACTCACCGGAGCCAGAGGTGGGCGTTGCGGGGGCAATGGCGCCACCCTTGGTCGATTTGGGCACGACCACGAAAATATGCTTTTCCTTCCGTGCCTCGACCGTGCCCGCAACAGGATCCTCATACTGGTTTGCCACACGCAGGTCAATGCTGTGACGGCGCAGCTCCGACAACTGGACGGACTGCGGCGTGGTGGTGCGGAATTCCAGACCAAGGGTCATAGCCTCCAAATGGCCCAGAATGACCGCTTCGACGTTACCACCGACACCAGCGCCCGAAATGCTCTGCGTCAGAAAGGTAACATCAGGCAGGGTAACTTTCGACATACCCAGATACTCCACGCTGTCCTCATAGACCGCGAAGTTGATAACGCTCTGATCGATTGCCATTGTAGTGCCTCCTTTTTAGGACTGGAGTGCGCTGGTCACATAGTCAGCGTCATATTCCAGCACAAAATCAATTTCCTGCGCCGGAGAGGGCGGGGTCATGTAGACGTGCAGCTTGATTTTGCCCGCCATCAGGCTGGTCAGCGGGTTCTCGTTTTCCAGCATTTCCACACGGGCACCCAGCAGATAGCCTGCGCCCACCAGACCGTTCAGCCAGATGGTGGCGCTATCCAGAATGGTGTCGATGAGACGACGGTTCATCGGCTTGTCGAGCTTGCTCCAGAACGTCTTGATGAGGGTGTTGGAGACGTAGTCGAACATACGGCTGAGCGGGATGAAGTAGTCCTTCACATCCGTGGACTTGGGGTAGCACGCAGTATGGTTGCCCCAAGCGGTCCAGCCGCCCATGAAGTTCAGGAAGGTGCAGATGCCTGCAGCATCAACAACAAGGGCCTGATTATAGGTCAGGTTGATGGTGTTGCCGTCGTCGTCGCACAGGCCGTCGATGTGAACGGTCTTGTTGGAGGGGCTTTCATAGGGAATGCCCTCGTTGCCGGTATCGGTTTCTGCAAGGCAGCCCGCCTCGACGGTGGAGCCGTGGAAACGCAGATCACCGAGGGTGCCATTGGGCCAGCACAGGATGGTCTTTTCGGTATAGGTGCCGCTGTTTTTCGCCTGAACCGCAGCGGTATAGGTCTTTGCGGAAATGTCCACCAGAGCCTTGCCGGTAAACATGCCGTTGATGGAGCCAGCCTTTGCGTCCATAACAGCTGCAACGGTGGCATCCTGGGAGAAGCCGGGAGCCATAATCAGGTCGGGCACAATGCCGAACATGGTCAGGCACAGCTCAATCTGCTCAACAGCGGCGGACACATCGGAAGCCTCGGCGGTCTCGCCAACGGGCAGGAAAATGACCGGCTGGCAGGCGCACAGCTTGAAGTGGTAGTACATCACCTCACAGACGGTGTACTTGGCCCAGTCGTCGTCATAACCCAGCTGTTCCTTTGCCTCATCATAGCTGGTGCAGAGCACCGGGAGGCCAGCGGTCGCAGCAGTACCGGTCGCCTTAGACAGCGGTGCGGTGCCAATGACAAAGGGGATGCCGCAGGTTGCGGTGTTCGGTGTCGCCACGGCGGTATCGGCGCGGCTGACATTGATACCATGATCTGCCATAGTATGTATTCCTCCTTACTTGGATTTGGCGAGCATCCGTGCAAATGCAAGGACGGCCTCGCCGCGTGCTTTTGCCTTTTCAGGCGTGGTGTGCAGTTCGTCCACATTGATGATGAAGTCGGCCACACCGGGATATTTCTCGGTGGCAATCTTCACATCATCACGCTCTACGGCCTCCGCAGCAGCGCAGGGGTAAATCGTGTTTTTCTGGATGTAGCCCAGAATGGACGGGCCGACGTAAATAGAAACGCCGGGCTTGCTCTGTGCAGGCTCGGCGCTCACAGTGTTTTCGGCGTTCTGTTCCGCCGCGGTCTTTTTCACCGCCATAATTCAATGTCCTCCGTTTGCTGCACGGTCGGCAGCTTCCAGTAGGTGATCATTTCTCCGGCATAGTAGGGCTTCGATTCCTCGTCATAAGGAATGCTTTCCAACTTGTGGTCGGGAGAAATGTCGAGAGTGAACTGATACCGGGGCTTTCCATCAGCTCCGACATCGCCCACCTTGCGGACTTTCAGCAGCTCCACCCGGAAACGCTCCATCATGTTCAGAAGCGCAAGGTCGCCCTCCTGTTCGTCCGGGTTGTAGCAGCAGAAAATAGATCGCACAGACACGACCGTGCGCTCCTCGTTGCCAGGCTGCTGCTCCGTTGCCAGCGGAATGACCCGGTGGATGATGTAGGGAGCCTTTTTCTTGGCAGCCCTGCTGTCAGGCAACCGCATCAGGTAAACTTCCGGGGCACGGTAGGCCTGTTCGGTATCGCCCTGCTGCATAGCCACTGGAAGAATCATGTCGGCCATGATTTTCTCGGTGAATGCTTTCAGCTGTTCAAGCAAAACCACACTGGTCATATCACACACCCCATCCGTTCAAAATTCGCGTGATTTCATGCTCAATGCGCTCCTCATAGGTGGATGCCATTTTCTCCTCAATGGAGTCCATGACATTCTCGTTGGAGTACATCATCTGCGGGGTGGCAGGGCCAAACAGTTCCTTGACCGGGAACCGTTTTTCTCCTTGCCGCTCATAGATGCCATAGTGAGAGCCCATCTTTGCCTCGAAAGCGTGGTCCAGTGCCTGTCTTGCGCCGGACTTCTTCACGCGAGTTACCACGCGGCCGCTGCGGTCCACCTTGGTGTCGAAAACTCTAAGGGGGATAACGCTGCCACGGTAGCCGAAGTTGATGGAAACCTCACCATTGCTGCCCCGCTGGATGTTGTTGATATTCTTTGTGCGGTTGGAAAATTCGCTGCTGCTGATGGCATACTCCTGCGTGACTGCCCGCTTCGCCACCGTTTTTCCGGCGGCAGCGGCGCGAGCCAGCGCAGATCCTACAGCACGATTGGCACCTCCGGGGATTCCGGAAAGGATGGCTGACACGCGGTCAAACCCCTCCTCTGCAATGTCAACAGCGATGCCAGCTGTCACGCTGTGCATCATGGTGTCCGTTGTCACATCGCTCATTCGTCAATCGCCTCCAGTTCTACCCGCAGCATCCCCATTTCGCAGACAGAGGATGCCACATAGTAGCTGCGGACAAATCCGTCTTCGTCAATGCCCAGCTTGCAGCCCTGCTCCGGCTGCTTCCCGCCGAGAGCTGCAATATCGCAATGCAGCACCCGGCTTACCCGGTATATGCCCTCTGCATGGTCACTGATGCTCTGACGCACCCGCTCCTTTTCGGAGAGGCCGGTCATGACAATGGGAATATCCGAATACTCCTCACCGTCATAGTAGACCGTGTGCGTTTCTGCGAACTCGTCCAGATTCAGAAAGACGCTGTTCAGGTCTTCCTGCACAGCGTCCTTGAAGCCGCTCATGCGGTGGGCATCGCAGCAGACAGCTCCGGGGCCTCGGTGCTCTCGTCACCGGGAACAACGTCCTCGGCGCAGATAGCCTCGACGAGTTCATCCTTGGTCTTGAGCTGCTTGGTTTCGATGCCCATATCCGCAGCCAATTTCTTCAGCTCGGCTACGGTCATGCTCTGCAGCTGGTCGCGGTCGAGGTGTGCCGCCTCAGAGCCGTTCTGCGAGGCTTCGGCTGCGGGGGTGTCGTTACCTTCCGCAGTTGCCGGAACGTCCGCAGGGGCGGTTTCCGGGGCAGTGGGCGCAGAAAACGCGCATTTCGCCACACCCAGCCCGATAAGGCGGCGTGCTTCGCTTTCGCTGACCTCGCACTGTTCACCACGCATGACGGTGTGAATGCCCGTCTTGGTGCGGCAGCCATAGCCGCCGCAAAGAATCTCAACAAGCATCGGTATACTCCTTTCTGGCCAGACTTAGCCGACCACGTTCTTGACGCGGATCCACGGGCAGTAGTTGTGGGGTGCAGCCAGCGGGCGGGCCTTGAGAATGGTCTTGCGCAGGTCGTTCTCCTGATTGAGACTGAACTTCGGAACGCGGCGGCTTGCGATGGTGGTATGCTCGGTGTCACCGTAGTTGATCTGGGTGATGGCACCATACATCAGGTGGCCGCAGCCGGGAGCGGTGACCAGAGCATCAGTCTTGGGGAACTGAGGCCGTACCTTGCCCTCATCATCAACGTAGGTTTCATCAACGGAAATCAGGTTCAGCTTGTGACCCTTGAAGTTCAGGGTGCCGCCATAGACTACGCCGTGATACGGACTGAGCTGCTCCTCAATCTGGCCCACAATGATGCCAGAGTTCTTGTCCAGCAGGCGCTGCACCTTTTCGAGGTCCAGAACGGCATTGTAGGTATCGGCACCCAGCAACAGGTCTGCGGAAGCCAGACCACGGCTGGACAGCATATCACACATGGCAGCAACATCCTCAAAGAATTTGCCGCCTTCCTCGTTCCACTTTGCAGCAGGGACATAGATGTGGTCGTTCTCATGGCCAGGGTTGTAGAACTTCACAACCTTGGTATCGCCCTTGGTCTGATTGTCGATCATTTCCTGCATGGTGCAGCCGTTATCCAGCATAGTCTGGGCGCACATCCACTCCTCACGGCGAACGATGCGGGCATCCATATCTGCCAGATCTTTCTGGGTCAGTTTGGCCGCACGCTGCGCCGGGGTGCTGTTGGCATAGATGGCCTCGCCAAAGCCACGCTTCGTCAGGTCATCGGTGGACAGCTCACGGCTCATGCCGATGAATGCAGGCTCAAGCTCATGGATCTCGTAGCCCATGCGCTCCATCGGAATTGCGCCGACACGAGGCGCAACAAAGGCTGCCATCTTCTGGTCGCCGTCCATGTACTCGGTCAGAACCTTGTTGGACGCAAAGATGTCCTCGTCGCTGGTCGGGAAATAGCGGTCACGGAAGAAAGTCTTCTTGGGGACGACTCTCTTATAGACGGCCATCAGGGTGTAGGTATCGAAAAAATTCAGTTCAGCAGGCATGATATATCCTCCTTACAGTGCCGGTGCAGCGGCCTTGAAAAAGATGCCGCCCTCGCGCAGGGCATCCTTGTCAGCCTCGGTCATGGTGTAGCTGTCGGCCACAATGCACTTGTTGGTGTTGAAGCAGCCCGTCAGGTACACCGAAACGATCATATCATCGGACGTGCCGACCTCAACATCATCACACAGGATGCAGTTGGCGGTCAGCACCTCGCCGCCAGTGGCCGCGGTGCCCAGCACCACCAGCTTGCCGTCGCCGGAATCGCCGCCGGACTTTGCCAGAATGGTGCCACGCTTGATGGTAGCAGCCTCGGCCAGCTTACGGATGGTGCCGCCGCTGACCATCAGCTTGGGATAAATGTCGGCAATCAGACCGTCATAATCCATGCTGCCCAGTCTTTTGCTCAGTTCAGTCATTGTCGTGTTCCTCCTTACTTTTTCTCGTCCTCGCTAAACAGCGCAGCAACGGCAGCATCAGCCGCAGCCATGCGTTCAGCCGGGGTCTTAGATACATTGCCCTTCGCATTGGGCAGAGATTCCGGGTCGCCGGTCGCGAGTGCGCCCGGTACAGCCTCCACGCCCTGGGCACCGGATGCCTGATTGTCGGCCTCCAGCTTCTTCAGGAACTCGTGGCCCTGCGTAGCTGCGGCCTTGGCAGCGCGGAAAGCCAGTTCACGGGCATCGCAAGCAGTCTTGCCGTACTTGGCCTCCTGAACCATAGCCGGGTCGAACAGGTTGGCCACCTCGTCGATTTCAGACAGTCGTGTGCGCTCGTTCTGGGATGCCTGTTCAGAAGCGCTCTGCTCAAGCTGGTGGCACAGCTCCGGGTTTTCCTTGCGAAGCTCCTCGATGGTAGTTGCCATAGTGGTATGTCCTCCTTCGTTGGACTGGGCGGCGGGTGCCGCCGGTGTATTTGCAGTAGCGGCCACAGGTGCAGTCGCTTTAGCCATAGGAATATTGCCGGGCAGCTTTGTGCCCGGTCTCAGGTGCAGGGCGTGGCCCTTGGCGTAGATGGTCTGCCGGTCGGCGCTTGCCGAGATCTCCACCGGCTCGGCATCATCCAGAAGCTCATTTGCAAAGCCCTTCTCCACAGCCTCTTTGCCGGTCATGTAGGTGGTGTCAGCCATCATGTGCAACAGCACAGTCTCAGAAAGGCCGGTTTTCCGCTTGTAGATGGAAACCTGACTCTTATCCCATGCGTCGTTGGCATCCGCCGCTTTGCGCAGCTCGTCGGCATTGTAATTGCCCCAGATAAGCGACCAGCACTTGTGAATCATGACGAGGCTGGACGGATTTGCTTTGACGGTATCACAGGCACACATGATAAGGCTGCCGCCCGACATGGCCACGCCGTCCACAATACAGGTCAGCTTTGTGCCCTTGGCAGCCAGCTCACGCAGCCGGTTATGAATCAGGATAGACACGCCGGCATCACCGCCTACACTGTCCATGCGGATGGTAATCTCCGTGCAATGCTCGACCTGCTGCAAGTCGGACAGGAACTCGCTCTCGATGATGTACTGGCCCGGAACCGGTTCGCCCGTCCACCAATCCGTGGGCTGCGTGTCCACAATCTGGCCGTACATGGTGATGTCAGCTCTCTGGCCGTCAGTGCTGGCCATTGCATAGCAGGGCCGCTGGATGCTCACCATCGGGGTGCTACTCGGTGCTTTCGGCATTTTCTTTACCTCCCTGTGTAGTGACGCTTTCTGTGGTTTCGATTACTCCCTCGCTGCCAGCAGCCTTGAGCTGCTCATTTTCGTGGGCCAACTCTGCGACATTGTCCTCCCAGTCGCCGCCGCCCAGCTCGCGTGTGACCTGCTCATGGGTGCGGAAGCCGTGATGGGTCTGGAGCACGGCGGCCTCGACCTCTTTCTTCGGGTCAAGGGTGCCCTGTACAGGCCCAATCCACCGTGCGCCACACCATGCAGCACGCACCAGAGGGTCATCAAAAAAGCCCGGGGCGATTACTCGTCCACGGGCCACAGCCTCAGAAAGCCAAATTTCATATACAGGCTGGCAGAAGCTGCCTACCAGCCATGCACGCCGCATCTTGATACCTTCCCATGCCTCCAAAAGAGAGGCACGGCTGGCCGAGTAGCTGGCGTTGAACTCTTTCAGCAACAGCTCATACGGCATTTCAATGGCACCACCCATGAGTTTGCACAGCGTTTTGACGAACGTATCAAACCCTGCGGTGGGAATATTGGGGTTTCCGAACTTGATGTCCTCACCCTTGCCGAGGTGCGCAACCGTACCCGGCCCCATCTCATACTCGTTCGGGCTGTGGCTGGCGTTGTCAGCCTTTGGGTTGTCCACAGGAACACCGCCGAGATCTCCGCTGCCGGTTTCGTCAAACGGGATAGCGTTCTTCGGGGTATCGGTGACAATCCATGCCGTGAAGAAGCTCTGCACCAGAGCTGCCAGCAGTTCCGACTCCGTATATCTGCGAAGCTGGAGCAGCGGTTCGATGATGGGTGCAATGAGCGGGACACCACGGTACTGGTCCGGACGTTCGGACTCCATAATGTGCAGGATCTGGGGCAGCCCAGTTGTCGCACCGACCGCCTCCACTCGCTGCCATTTGGTGATGTCATTCCGCCACTCATGCGGATATGTGTTGCGGACGTGGTAGGCCACGATCATGCCGCTGCTGTCCACTTCCACACCATCATAGATTTTGTTCCCGGTGTTGGGGTTTGTGCCCTCGGTATAGCCCAGGCCATCCAGCATACCGCCGAGCTTATCCGGGGTGGACACACGGTCAGCCTCCACCAGATGCAGCCGCAGCCCGTAGGGGTGCAGCTTGTCCGGGTCACGAATTTTCACCACGGCGAACACATCACCGCTCATAAGCCAGCTTTTCAGGGCCAACTGCTGCAAGCCGTAGAAATCGTTCAGCCCCATGGCATCACAACTGCGGCGGTTTTCGGCCCAAAGCCGGAACTCTGCCTCGGTTTTACTCTGCCACTCTTTGGCTTTTTCCGGGGATAGCCCCAGTACGTTTCGGTCAACGGTCGCTTTCAAGGTCAGCCCGGTGCCAACGATCTTCGTTCGATTCGTGTTGATGGCACTGGTCGCAACAGGTGCGCTCATGTAGAGCATTCTGCTCCGCTGCCGCAGAATATCTGCGTTGTCGTGAATATCGCTGCTCGGAGAGTTGCTGTTGGGGAAGAAAGCCCGCAGCGCACGCCGTTTGTAGGATGCGCCCGCCTCGCTGTAGCCGCTGGCCTGCGGTGCAGCGGTGACGCGGTATCTGACACTCAAGAGTAATCGCCTCCGTAATTTTCAAACTAAGCGGGCTGGCTGGGGAAAGGAGTAAAAAGCAGCCAGCCCGCGGCAAAGGCCCTTTCGGGCCGTCACCCTAAAGGATCACCAATCGCGCGGGATAACGGAGAATGCCTTGCGGGCACTCTGGCCGTTCAGAAGCGCGGTCAGTTCATCGACCTTTTCCTCGGCATCTTTGATCTCATCGCTGAGCTTGCCGAGGTCAAGACGTGTGAGTTCCCGGTCGTCCAGACGGTAGCTTTTCACGCCACCGGAAAGCAGCTTGTTGTAGGCCACATACAGGTTATCAAGCCGCTTCGTGTGGAACTCCAGCCGCTTTTTGATGGTCACGGTATCCATAACTCACACCTCACCAGTCGTCTAAAAAGTTCTCCCGCCTCCGGCCGGGGGACGGCTGGGGACGGGAGACGGGTTGTTGAATATTTATCACCGGGGCTGCCGGTGCCTCTGGTGCCTTGCCGCGCAGCCTTTTCAGCGCCCGGTCGATGGCATCAAGGTCTTTCGGCAGCACCTTGTAGGCCGCTATGGCATAGTTTCGGCAGTCAAGAGGTTCGTTTCGCTCATGGCCGGAGATTTTATCCCATTGCCACGGGTTGCGGTGGCCCTCTTTGTATATCAAATGCTCTGACAAGAGGCCGTTGAAGTAGCCGAGGCCGTAATCGTCCCGGCGTGGGAAGTGGCAGTACCGAGGGCCCGGCTCCTGCACTTTCAAATCGTCCATGATGATTTGCTTGCCAGCGTCAACGCCCAACTGGTACTGCCAGCACATCCCGATGTAGCGGTTCTGCACCGTGATTTTCACCTGCTTTGGCGGGCCTGTGAACGGCCGGTCGGAGCCGGGAAAGCCCTTGATGCAGAAAACCTTTTTGCCGATGCGGTCATGGCAGCGCTGGCGCACCTCTTGGGTGAAATGGCCGCCCTCGTCTACAAATTTGATGGAAACGGGCAGCTCTAGGCCGTCAACAAATTTCAGCTTGCGGTCGAAAACCAGCTCGTCCAGTTGCTGCCAGACCTCGTCACTGTCCGGGCGGCCAGAGATGATGCCTTTTTCGATGCCCCATGTTTCCCCGAAGTGACCGAAGCCCACGATCTCGTACTCCATGCGGTCGTCCTGCGTATCAACGCCAGCGGTCAGCACCAGCACACCATCCGGCAGTTCCGCAGGGTATTCCTCCCTGCGGCCAAGCATGGTGTCCTCGTCCTGCACATCGCCGCGATCTTCCCACAGCAGCCCCAGACGGGTGTTGTAGACAACCTGCATCTTCTTGGTATCGCCCAGGGCATTCAGGTATTTCAGCACGGTATCTTTCCATGCTGCCCACTGCGAAACAAAGCTGTTCAGCCAAAAGCTGCGGATACCGTTCTCATAGGCGGCGGGATTTTCCGCTTGCCAGTGAGCTGGTGCCCGCTTCATGGTCACTTCGTCCGAAATGCAGGCGCACTCCGGGCAGAGATACCACACGTCCTTGACCTTGTAGGTTTTCTCTCCGTGGGTTTCGATGGTGTCATACTCGTACCGAATATCTTCCCAACGCAGTTCATGGAATCCCTTGCAGTGCGGGCACTGGGATACCCAGCGCTCCATCGTGCCCTTGACGTAGGACTTGGCAATGGCACTGTGTCCCTTGATGGTGGGCGTGCTGACTTCCACAGCCTTTGCGTTGTAGAAAGTGGTCTGCCGGGCCATTGCCAGTTCCCAAGGGTCGCCCTCTGTGCCGGCACTCACTGCCCAGCGGTCACGCTCGTCACCCAGCACATAGCGGATGGGCTTTGATGCCAGAGCGTGCGCCTCGGTAGATCCGCACATGGTCAGGATGCCGCCGGGATAACTTTTCTGCAAAATCGTGTTGCCGCTGTCCCGGCTCTTTTTCTCCGCGACCTTGGCCCGCAGTGTAGGGCAGTCTCGTATCATGGGGGCGATACGGAGCTTGCTGTACTCCTTGGCATCCGTCATTTGGGGATGGATGAAAAGAATACTGCCGGGGTCAACGTCAATGGTGCGGCCTATGACATTGTTTTCAAACTCCGACTTGCCGACCTGTGAGGACGCAACGACAACGATATGATGGATGCGCGGGTCGGAGAATGCGTCCATGATCTCCACCAGATAGGGCGTGCGGCTGTTACGCCAGCGGCCCTGCTCGGCAGACGCTTCCGGGGACAGGACGCGGTTTTGTGTGGCCCACTCGCTCACGGACACATTGGGCGGGGGCCGGATAGCTGCCACCAGCTTTGACACCAGAGCATTCAGACGGTCAACCGCTGCATTCTCACTCATCGTCGTCACCAGCCAGCTTTTCAGCCCACGCCTTGCGTTCACGGACACGGGCCTCATACTTTGCCGGGTCGTAACGGAACATGGCGATTTCCTCGGCTATCTGATTCACCTCGCCACGCATATACTCTGCCACCTCTGCCGGATCAGACAGAGCAGCCGCATTGATGGCAACACGGCTGGGCAGCGCCATCAGCGCACCCCGGACGGTGTAGATAAGCTCAGAGGTCATAGCGGCCACATCCTCACTGCGGTGCATCTGCCCGGACAGCTCTTTTGCCTCAGCTTGAGCGATTTTCGCTTTGCTGGCTTTGAGCGTAGCTTCTGCTTTCTGCTTGATGTGGTCCAGCTTTTTGGCCTCTGCCGCTTCCTCTTTGGTCAGCCCGCCACGGGCAGTGCTGGCATTGTAGGCCTGCACTGCGTCACCAAGGACAAATTTTCCTCGACTGACGGTGGTGAGCACCCCATCCTGTGTGAGCTGCTGCACCCTGCGGTTCGTGATACCCAGCACGGCGGCCAGTTGGGTGGTGGTCACAGTCATGTCAGCAACTCTTTCTTTTGTCGGCATTCAGAAACCACCTCCTTTTTTGTAAAACTCTTTGGAAAATCACAGCGAAGTCATTATACAAACCGTAACGAAATGACTGATTTTTCCCTCACTAACTAGCTTGGTTTCGGGGTCGTCGAGCCCGCTCAGTGTGGGGCACCCCCGTCACAGTACCTTTTCGTCACCGAACGAGCCATCGTCGGCCCGCTCCTGTCCGCTGTTGGGCGGATGCAGAAAGGCTTCGACCACAGCAGGGTCATACTCGATGGTACACTCGATGCTGTCCATAGGGACGCTGGGACAGGCGTATACGGTTACGGTGTTCATGGTGTCGTGCTCCTTTCAGCAGGGAATGCTCACGCTTTGAATCTTCCTATAGGCATCCAGACGCAGCTCCTTCTTGTCGCCGTCGTAGGTTGCCTCGTAGTACATACAGTCAGGGACGGTGGTGGACAGCCAAGCCTTGTTGTTCTGAAGGGTGCTGCCGCACCAGAGTACGCACACGTCTTTCACGCCGATCTTCTGGAGATGTGCCAGCTCAGCGTTTGCATTATAGAGGCTGGCGACGGCAGCAATGGCGGATGCCACAAAATCATAGTAGTCCATAGTGATGATTCCTTTCCTCGAGATAAAGCCCCTGCCCGCATGAGCGCTGGCAAGGACGATTTCATACGCTGCGGATGACCTGAGCCTTGGAGTATGTGTCGTGGCCCTTGGTCATCATGTTCAGGAACTCGTCTTTGGTAAAGCCGGACAGGCGGAAGATTTCTTCGGGCTTCATGCCCAGCTGCTTGCCGATTTCCTCCACGGTCTTGCCCTCGTCAATGAGTTTCTTGACAATGGCTTTCATCGGCTCCAACAGGTGGGTGCCACGGGCACGGTTGTGGGTTATGGTGCCGTACACGTCGGCGCTCTCGTCGCCGTGGTGGTCTACGACTACGACCGGCACTTTGCCGCCCAGCAGGGACAGCAGCGGCTCCCGGCCCGATACCGTCCAGCGATGGAAGCCGTCAATGATGGTGCCGTCAGGGCGTACCACGATGGGCAGTGTCCAGCCGTTGGTCAGGATAGACTGGATAAGCAGCTTCAGGTTTTCCTCGCTGACCTTGTTGGGGTTGTAGTCGTTGGCGTGAATAGTGTTGCGGTCTACCCACTGGAGGGATGCCAGCGGGGCGAATACATCAATGCTTTCCATGGTTCTGCTCCTCCTTGATGCGGGCGTTGTGGTCGTTGTAGATGGTGGTCCAGAGAATGCGCAGGATACGCATTTTGGGGTCTCCGTACAACAGGCCCTCGTACATGGTCTTGTAGTGCTTCTGCTCAGCGATGCCGTAGGTCTTGATGAACAGGCCACGCCAGTGCTCGATGTGGGACAGGGTGTCCTTGGCGATGGTGTAGCGCTCCGGGTGCAGGAACAGAAGGTCTTTGCAGAGGGCTTTATAGTCCTTTTTCTCGGATTCTTCTTCCAGCTCCCCACGCTTGCGGGTGGTGCGCCGGAACATTTCAGAATCCCAGTAGAGCAGAACGAGGTAGGCATTGGGTTCTCGCCGCTGGATGCGCTCCCACAGGTCGTTGTCCGTTTCAGCTATCCAACGGAGGCCCTGTGTGCCGCAGTCACCGAAGAATGCGCACAGCCGGAGGGCATTCTTTCGGACACCCGCCTCATAGAGCCTCATGTAGATCTCAGGAAATTCAAGGTTTCGCTCCTTGATGTACAGCCACACATCGGAGTCCTTCCAGTCGTAGATGGGATAGAACTTGCCGCCGCGGGTGATGCGCTCCATTTTGGTGTTGGCAATGCACTTGAAGCGGGTCAGGCTTTCCGCCGTGCGCAGACCGACAAGCTGGATGCCGTCAGAAAACGCCTTGGAGCAGAACGTCTGGTAGTTCATTTCCCCTGCATAGTGGAGGTAGGGACTGTACATGATGGCAAAATCGGGCGGTTTGCGCATCCAGACATCTTCCTTGCCCGGCTCCCACGTTATCCACGATTCGGAGCTGGACAGGTGGTCAATGACGGACACCTGCTTGAACGGCAGGCAAAACCACAAGAATTTTGCGCCGACCGACAGGAAGTTGCGCCGCCAGCGGTATGCTGCATCGACCATCGAGGGGTAAAGCCCCTCCTCGTCGATGAACGTCACCGTCAGCTGCTTGGGGTCCAGCTCACCGGAGAGAATCATTTCATAAACGAGGTTGGCCATGCACAGGCTATCCTTGCCGGAAGAAAAGCTCAGGTAGATTTTGCAGCCGTTGGCGAACACATTTCGGATGCGGATCTTCGCAGCCTGCAACACGTTCAGGTTGCTTTCCACTACTTTCACAGGCATATCAGCTCACCACACTTCGGGCAGCGGATGTACCGGTGCTGCTCTGCGCCGCTGGCCGCCTCAGGAACAGCGGTTTCCGGCTCGGTAGGTGTAGACACCTCCAACACCGGGGAGGGCTGCTGCGGAGGCTCGGAGACGGTGGACACGGGCTGTGGGTCGGGCGGCGCTACCGGATAGGTAGGCGCTGCTGCATAGGGGACGTGTTCCTCATTCTGCTGGCGGTTGATGGACGAAATCTCGCTCTCTGGGAATTCTCCGTAGGAGCCAATCATTTCGTCCGCTTCATCCTCGGTGCTGTTCAGCATTTCCAGCAGATCGGCATCCCAGCCCGGGACATCCACATCACCGTCCAGCTCCTTGACCAGTTCCTCGATGGCATCCACATCAGTGAATCCCAGCTCATAGACCTTGTTGTCGGCCATCATGAGCTTTTTCTTCTGAACATCGGTCAGGCCGACCATGACATAGCAGTCACAGGTTTCCCGGCCCATGCGGAGCAGCGCTTCATACAGACCGTTACCGGCGATGATCTCACCGTCCTCGGCCACGACCAGCGGCTTGACCTGCCCGAACATTTCAATGCTGCGGATGTACTCGGTCAACTGCTTCTCGGAATGCCGGCGGATGTTGTGGGCGGGCTTGTGCAGCTCGGACAGCTTCTTTACCGTGATTTTCATCGTGCATCCTCCTTTCGGTCAGAAACGAGGTGCAGGACCACGGAGGCCAGCAGCACAAAGATGATGATGTACACCCGAAGCTCGCTCATCAGCGTCCAGATGCCCATGACACCCAGCGGGATCACGAGCTGCCACGAGGTAACAGTGAGCACGTCAATGAGAAAGCCGATGTTCTCACCGAACACCAGATACTCCGAATAGAGGTAGGTGGACAGCGAGGACAGCGCAATGATGGTGATCAGGATAGCCTTGAGCGTGTTCAGCAGTGGGCTGAAATTGACCCATGTGAGCAGCGCAGCCAGCACCATGTAGACACCGAACATCACGCCAGCCAGCACAAAGGACTTTTTCATGTTGCCGTGCTGGGTGCCATCTTCATTTTTGTCGTTGTAGGAGAACAGCGAGTAGTAGTACGGATAAGTGAACGGGCCGGGCAGCAGCAGGAAGCCTTTGTAGAGGCCCGTCTGGATACCGGCAGCAGTCAGGCCGGGGTCGATGTTGACGAATGCACCGTGGGTGTATACCAGCGCGGCAATGACAACGACTGCCAGCAGACCGTAAACAACCACCCATGAAAAGCCATCAGACAGGACGTTCCGAATCATGCCCTCTTTCAGAAGCATAAACAGGAACACAAGGCAGGTGCCGTAGACAATCAATGTGCCTCCGGTGGTGCCGATCGGCGTGTCGCCGAAGATCTCATAGATGCCGGACATCTGCGTCCATGTCTGGAACACGGTCAAAAAGCCGATGAAGTAGAACATCACCTTGCTCTGCATAATGCGCCGGACGGTCGGGATGTACTCCGCAAACAGACCGAAGAAGATACAGGCCAGCGAGTTGAAAACCGCCCAGATGATAGCCGCAGCAGCGCCGTTGTTGATGGCCAGCGTGCGGAAGTTCATCAGGGAGCCGACTCCTGCCCATGATGCAACGATGGAACAGGCGTAGAAAATGGTGGGGTTTGCCTTGAATTTTGCCTTGATTTTCTGATACATGGAAAATCTCCTTCTTTGTGACTGGGCACGGCGAAATGCCCAGCTGCAGCACCTCGGCTTTTCGGGGTGCTACGGTGATGCCGCACGCAAAGGAGCAACGTGCGGCCCGGAATCCTCCTTTCAGGCAATAAAATAGCGGCACCCACCGGGAATGGTGAGCACCGCTTGGCTTGATTTGAATTTTGCATCCTAATCATATCACTCGGAGCGTCCGTTGTCATCTGAATCCATCGGTAAGCTTCGGCATCCATCCGAAACCATCCGACAACGTCCGACAGCGAGTGAAACCATCCCCTTGATTCTCAACGATTTCCACTTTGAATTCAACTTTTCAGAGGGTAAAAGTTAAATTCATTTCAATTTTGAGCTGATTTTGTGTGGATTTCTGATTTGAATTTCAGTTTTGGGGCAAAAATAAAAAGCCCCGCAAATGCAGGGCTTATCGGTCAGTTTTTGTTGAGGTAGTTGTATGCCATCCGGCTGACCCCATCTTCGGTATATCCTTTTCCCAGAACTCCGGCAACTTCGGCCCATGAGTAGCAGCGGATAAACCGCAGTCTGAAAACCAGATACATCCGAGCATCCACAATGCTCTTGCAGTAGGCCTCGACTTTGGGCTTTTCCTGCGCTGCCAGCTCTTCCAGCCAGCGGATGCGCTCGTCCATGTCGGCCAACTCTACAGCCAGATCTCCGACTTTATCCCGGACACCCGGCGTGTGGGGCATCCCGGTCAGTTGTGGGGAGGCGGGAGTGATTCTTTGTCGCAGTCGCTCCAAGGCTTCACGGTCTTTTTCGAGGGTCATCTGAATGTCATAGTACTTGGACAATTCCTGTAATGTCACAACCTACCTCCGTCATAATTCAGCTACCGTCTTGCGGCGGCGCCTCTATTATTTTATCACATTTTGCTGTCGGAAGGTAGACCGGAAGTCCACAAATTATGTGGTCTGCACCAATTTTGCACAGGCCGGGCACAGTATAGGTCTGGCCCTGGGCATCGGTGCGCTGGATGGCCGGGTTAAGGGGTATGTAGTTCTCGCAAGACAGACAGCTCATTCGTCCACCCTCTCGATTTTCGGGAACGGTTCGTGCCCCAGTGGAACGGGATCAAATGACCTGTTTGTTGTGCCCGGTGCCTCACGTTTATTTTCTGGGGCATCTAACCACTGCTGATGCTCGATAGCGTGTACAAGGTCGATGCACGTTCCCCATGAATCGTGTTGCCGCTCCCGGTGTCCAAACGGTGGGTAGGCAAGTTTATAGGCAGCCTCAAACATCGTTTCGATGCAATGCTTCCGTTCGTTATAGACGCGGATGTCGTATGGTTTCTCATAGAGTTGCTTTTTGTCCTCTCCATCAAAGACCAAATCCTCTGTCAAGGGTTCAAACTGCCCCATGCGCAGCCTCATATACTCGTCCACAGCCACGCTGATGATACGCAACTGTTCTTCCGAGATTTCAACGCAGTACTTCATTTTTTCTCTCCCTCATCGCCATCATGATAGCTAACGCCGAATAATGCCGGAATCAAAAAGAACCAAAGCGCCCTCAGATTTCCGGTGACGTGGATTGCGGTTGACACCGCCAACCCCACTGAAATCCACTCCGCTGCATAGATAAGCGCAACCCATTTCATTCCGGCACCTCCTGTTTGCCGTTGCCAAAACTCCGGGCAAATACCGCCCGTTGGATAAAGTCCACATCCTCTGCAATAGACCGTACCGATGAATTATCAGAGCGGATTTCAAAGGAACGGAGAATGAAGTGCTTCAAAGTGTCCAGACTGTAACCTGCGATTGACTTCCCGAAGAATGCGGTAAGGATTTCAATAATGGTTTCCTCATGCCGAGCGAACTCGCATCCATAGACTTTGTGTTCAGGAATAAAGGACACCCAGTAGGTAAACCGAGACTTATCGTGACCGGCTTTCAGGTCAAGGCAGCGGGTTTCGGTTTGCAAGTAGCGGACTGCCCGGTCGGTTATCCGATTCAGCTCCTTTTCCCCAATGGTGCAGCCATCCGGGAAAAGTTCTTCCATGAACTGAAGAAAAAGCTGTTCGCCATTGGCACAATCGAACACGTCATGCCATGTGGCAGCCCATTCGGCCATTGCTTCTCTTTTTTCAAAGAGAATTGTGCAGGCCAGTCTGACAAAGTTGGCCGGAGATTCAACCATGAAATGCAGTTGTTCCATTGTCATATTCAGCCTCCATACACGCTTTCTTGCAAGCCTCACACTTTTTGTACGGCTGTTCAAGCCAGCAGTCGAACAGTAAACACTTCGGTTTTCTGTACTCCGGTGGAGCCTTGCGTCCGTGGGTTTGAGTACGAAACGTATGGTACTTGCACACCTCTTTGCCCCAAAAATCTCCGCCGAATTCGCAACTTTCACGACCCGGCGAAACCTCATGCTTAACTGTGATGGTTTTCATTTTTTCACCTCCGGCGGCTCCAGCAGCGGTGCCCACAGCTTCACATGCCCGTAGTGGCCATCCTCTGCACGGTGGCCATCCTCAATGTGCCACGTCCCGTTTTCGACCCAGCCTTTCATGGTGTGGCCGCTCTCGCAGCACACCCATACGATGTCGCTTATCACGGCGCAGTGCTTTTCGCCGGCGCATTCCCAGCTTTCTTCATGGGCGATTGGCGGGTTCTTGGCATCATGCCATGACATCTGGCGCACAAAGTCAACGACCATCTGGCCGGCCTCGTGCAGGGCTTTGGCAGCAGCGTCTTTGCCTTTGAAGCCGTTGTAATATTCAATCTCGGCCAGAGCGTCCAAATCCGTTGCCGGGTCGATGAGGCGGCAGGCTTCTTCTAGGGTCATTCGATGTACCTCCGCTTGTCCTTGTCCCAGTGCAGCGTGATAGGATTGCCGCATTTGCAGGGAATGGTGATCTCCGGCTCCATGGTATTGGTCTTGCCTTTGGCCACCAGCCCGCAGCAGCCGCAGGCGAACTCATAGGGGACAAGCCCCCTCTCAAGCGAGATCGTAGCCCCGCAGCGGCAGCCTATGGACATCTGCGGAACGTGGAGATATGTACCGAACTTCTTGCCGCAGCAAGGGCAGGTCAGGCGCAGAAGCCCACGTGCGCCGGGCTCCGGCGGGCGATTACTCTTTCTCATGGTCGGCTCCTTTCTCGGTCTGAAACCGAATCACTTCCCGGAACAGCAGCTCATTGTTGTGCTCCGATTCAGTCATAAAGTTGATGTACTCCCGGAACAGCTGGCGGTCATGCTGCTGCCGGCTGGTTTCGCCCAGCAGGGCACCGATAGCCACGCCCACGGCCAGTATCGCAATGTTGATGAAGATCTGATCAGGCATTGTCATCACCCAGCACTTTCTCGATGAGGTCAAAGACCATTTCCCGGTCTTCGGTGGTCAGGAAGTCAGCCGCCATGATTTCAAACTTGAGGCGGTCAGCGTATTCTTTCAAATCACCCATGGTTTACTCCTCTCCCAGCTGGGCAAGGATCTCGTTGCCCTTGTCCATCAGTTCATCCCGCCGTTTTTTCTGCTCAGCCTCCAGCTTTTTCATTTCCGCCTGATATTTTTTCAGGGTTTCCGGCCGGAAATTCTTGCTCTGGCCCATGCGGATTTTTGCGGCAATTTTCTTGTGCTGCTGAACGGTCTGGCGCAGTTCGGTGTCCGTGGTCAGAATCTGGTAGCGATGGTGGCAGCCGGGGCAGGTGAAATACTGCACCATGTAATCGCCGCTCCATGTACTGCGGATGCCGGCTGTCTGGATGCTGAACGGTGTGCCGCAGCGGTCACACTTTACAAGGTCGGTCATTCGCCATACTCCTTTCTGCACAGCTGGAACGCATTGCAGTGGTCATCGCAAGTTTTGCAGCACTTGTCGCATTCAGGGTGAGCAGCTTTGCACTTATCACAGGGTGTGTCCGCTTTGCTACCGGATCCATACACCGCAAAAAGCTGGTGGGTGCCGTCCTGCAAGGCCTTTTCGTCATCGGCCATTTCATAGCCGAGGGCGGTCAGCAGTTCATAGGTGCTGTCGAGGTCGTCATTTTTGCGGTGAACGAACTTGCTTGCACCTGTCGGTCCATTCCATTCCGTGCTCCAATAGCCCTCACGACTACCGTCCGTCGCATCGAAGGCAACCGCCAAGAGAATCTTCTCCGGCTCGGTATCGTAAGCGTTGAACATTTTCAGGGCATCTTCCAATTCCGTGTCTTCCCGAATCTGCTCATCCAGACCGATGCCGAGCAGCCGCAACACGTTTTCGTCATCCTCCATGTGCCGATATTCGGTCAGAATCGGGGTGGAATAAGCCAAGATTTCCGGCAGGTGCTTTTTGCACTCTGCGGGAGTCAAGTCCTTCACGAAGTCCCAGCGCAGCTCGTACATGAGCTTCGTAACAGCGGCAAACTGTTCTCTCGCAAGCTGCTCGGTGGCTCTTGCGGCCTCCCTCGCCGAGTTGCTGGCATCCTCGGCTTCCGTATCGCGAGGTTTGTACAAGTCAATCTGATTTTCACTGACCTTATAGACATAAGCGATCTTGTCGGCATCTTCCGGCATGACGACTTCCTTTTTTGTGCCCCACTTTCCGTACGCATTTACATGCTCATGCGTCTGGTAGGAGGCCTGCGAATCTTCCGTAGCGAATTTTTTCAGCTGCTCAACCCATTCGGCCTTTTGGTGCTGCCATTTTTGCTGCTCCAGCGCATCCTGCATGGCCCGGTTGAAGTTCTGCGTACCGAGGGTTTCCAATACCCGGTTTCGGGCTTCCAAGTCCTCGATTTTGTCCAGCTGGGCGAAATCGGACAGGGTGGCACCGCGCTTTTCGGCTTTCTTGAAGCTGTCGCGGTTCAGTTCCAGCAGCTTGATGCGCCGCCGGATAGTGGACTGGGAGAACCCCGACTTGTCGGAGATCTGCTCCACTGTCTGCCCGAAGTCCATCATCATCTGGAAGCCCTGCGCCTGTTCGTAGACGGTGAGGTCTGACCGCTGCATATTCTCAATCATCATGGTCTGCATCTGCTCCCGCTCGTCCATCTCCACGATGGCGCAGGGCAGTTCGTACAGTCCTGCCTGCTGCGCTGCTGCTGCCCGGCGGTGGCCGATGATGATGGTGTAGTCCTCACTGGACCACGAAGCCTTGGGTGTCCATGCTGCCGCTGCTGCGGCTGCATCCCCACCCTCGTCAACGCACTTTGCGATGTACTCCCGGCTGTTGAGGTAGTGGCCGGGAATGACGGTCAGGTTCTGGTATACGCCGTTTTCCTTGATGCTGGCGGCAAGCTCGGACAGGTCGCCCAGTTCCTTGCGGGGGTTATCGGGGTGAGGGTACAGCTGCCGGATAGGGATGTAAGTAATGTCTGCCATAGGGATACTCCTTTCTTATTTCGGGTTAGAAAAACGTGAGCTGCCCGGTTTTGGTTTCGTTAAGAGGCTCGTTTTCCGGGGTTTTAGGCTCATTTTTGATAGATTTTTGCAAATTTGCGGGCTTAATATCGGATTTTTCGATTTTTGCAGGTTCGCCTTTCGGTTCAAACAACAGGTTCATCTGCGCTATCTGGCGGCGCATATACCACACATCGGTTGAGAAAAGCGGCATATACCAGATGCGGTTTTGTGGTCCTGCGGGCAGCAATCCGCGGCTGTCGTAGGCCGTTGCCGGGTTCACGAGTGTGTCACCGATGACTACATATCCAGCGCAGCCCATGAAGCTGCACTGGATGTAGCACATCAGCCCAACGATGAAGTCAATGTCTTGGGCTATGACAAGGACTTTGTTGTGATAGCAGATATTCCGTCTTTTGCAGACGTTCAAAAAGGCAAGCAGCGTGGCCCCAGCACCACAGGCCGGGTCAGATACCGAGATAAACCCCTCCATGTCCGGGTGCAGCTTCGGGTCAAACGTGATCTCGGCCATACAGCGGCACACGTCGTAGGGCGTGAAGAACTGTCCGGCATGGTCATTGCCCAACTCACACATCATGTACAGAGAGCCAAGGAAATCTTGGTCGGGGTTCTGCTCCATGCCCATGACCACCTCGGCCAGCATTTCAGCCATGCCGTCCCGCTCTTTGGCAGAATACTTGGAAACGATGGTCTGGTACATCTTGGTGCGTTCGGCCGCGTTCACCTTGTCCGTGCTGTTTGAGATCTCAATAGCGGTCAGGGTGACGAAGTCCTCCCAAATCTCCCAGCGGCTATGCTTCCCGGTCAGGCCGTTGAAAATTTTGAGGAAGTTCTTCTGGTGGTCGTCCCGGATGCTGCGCGTCACTGCTGCCTTTGCCATGGATTATTCCTCCTCGCTGTCTGCCTTGGCGAGGTAGTAGCGGCCATCGTGGAAGTCGATCACGCCGGCCGTTTCCATTTCGTCCAGCAGGGCGATGGCCTTTTCTGCGGTCACGCCCATCTGCTGTTCCAGCATGGCCTGCGTGATGCCGTCGTTCTGTCGGGCAATCTCGGTGGCTTTTGCCAGCTCGTCAGCTGCGGGCGCTTCGTCCTCGGCATCGTCTGCCTCGTCCTCGATTTCTTCCAGCTTTTCAGCGTCCGGGGGCAGGTCGGGGGCCTTTTCCTCAGGCTCTTTTGCAGCGGTTTCAGGGATTTCCGGCATCTTCCCGCCGATGGCTTTCAGCCGGCCGCTCTCGATCAGCTCCCGGAAGAAGAACTGGCAGTAGTAGGAGAACATATTCTTGAAGATGTTCTTGATTTTGCCGAACAGTGCATCCTCAATGGTGAAGGTCTTGCTCATGCGGTAGACCAGCACACCATCCTTCATGGTAAACAGGAGGTAGGCATCCGGGGAGATGTAGCTGTCCTCGCTGGCGGTTTCCAGCATGGACATCTGTTCGCCCACGCCCTTGATGGGGCGGATAATCAGCTTGATGGGGTAGCTGTTCTTGATGAAGGTGTAGGTCAGGTCGTGCGCCTCGCAGATGTTCTTCAGCTTGGTGCGCTGGGCGGCGAACTTAGAGGCTTCGTTTTCGTAGCTATCCATGGTATGTGCTCCTTTCAAGTAGCAGAAAAATGATAATCGTTGTCCCGGTTCTCAATGGCGGTCAGGCCCACAGCGTAGGCTGCCCACACATCGGCTTTGAAGCCGTAAAAGAAATCCGGGTTCTTTTTTGTACCACGGCCATTTTTGAGGTCGTGGTCTGCGAATCGGTCAATGAGTGCCCGCCGGATGGCGGCATCATTGGCGCGGGTGTTGTGGCAGATGTGTCGCTTTTCTTCGATTCGGCACAGCAGCCGTACCGGGCAGCAGGCGTTCAGGGCTTGGTAGAAGCGGCCGATCCAGAGGACGGTATCGAACACCTCCCGGCCTACCGACATTCCGTAGGAGGCCACCATCTCGATGACCGCCCACCGCCAGCCCTGCTCCGTGGCAGAGGCCAGCTTCCGCAGCAGCTCGGCGTTGTCAACCTTGCCGAATTCCAGCGGGCGCAGGGTGTTGCGATCGATAACGCAGTAGCCAGACTGGGCATTGCCGGGGTCAATGGCGATAATCGGGCAAGTGCTCACAGGTACGACCTCCCGAACTCCTGCCGGAACTTCTCATCCGGCCACCCGTAATGCTCCATAGCCTTTTTCTGCGCCCACTTTTTCAAGCGGAGATCTTCGTCATGGTTGCGGTGGATGGCGTTCGGGCCGTTCTGGTGACACCACGGGCAGAGATTCGCCCACAGTCCCAAGCGCTTGCTCTTATCCCGGTAGGGGCCATAAAAGACCTCGTGCCGGGCCGTGTGGTATCGCCCGCAAATCAGGCAGGTGGGCTGCTGGTTGAGGATGCTGGGTGCATAGCCGTTGCTGTCCAGTTTGACTCCATATTCATTCAGTGCCATGCTGCACCTCCTTGTGCTTGCGGTAATACCAGCTCAGCGCCGACTTGCTGGCGTTGATGCCGCACTGGACGCATTTGGTTTTGCCGGGCTGCGCCGGCACTTTTCCACAGGCAACGCACAGGCCACGGGACTTGAGTTGCTCATACCGCTTCTGGGCGGAGGTTTTCTGTTTAGGTGTCCGCATCAGCGTCACCTCCTGCTGTGACAATCCAGACCCGGCGGGAACCCCAGCCAGACCAGCTTAGAGCCTCTGCATGGGTGTTCACCGCCACGTCCATCTTGTTACCTACCACAGCACTCCCGGTGTCCTGAACGACCCGGAGACCTACACCCTCAATATAAACCACCGTGCCGTAGGGCAGGATGCTGGTGTCAGCTGCCACGGTCACGCCCGGCTGCACCTTTGCGCCGCTGGATGTAATTCCGTGTCCCTCGCCGCAGATGTGGGCGTATTCTTCGGCACAATAGGCCGTGCAGCTGAACGACCCGGCGTATGTAAGGGTCAAATCGGTCTGGGCGTTCAGCTCTGCGGTCAGGTTATCTACCTCAGTCTGAAGCCGGCCGACATTTTCCTCCGCGTCAATCGCCCGCGTCTGCCAGTTCTGGAAACGGCTGGCGTAAATATCCCGCTCGATTTCCAACTCGTCCACCCGCCGGGAGTAGGCCGTGCTTGCGAGGATGCAGCCAACCATCGCACACGAAGCGCACACGATCAGGCTGCGGAATGGTCTTTTCGACCTCATGTCGTGCCACCTCCAATCTGTGCCGGGGCTGCCCCGCCGGGCAGCGCCGGGGACTGCAAGCTCTCAACCGGGGCATCCTGCATAGTCCGGTCAAAGCCAGGACGAACGAACTGGCGCAGATCTGCTGTGCTCCGGCTGGAAAAAATGTCGCTCAAATCTTCCGGGGAGCCAGCCCACCGCTGTACTGCCACCGGGAGAGCCGCAAAGATTTCAGCATTGCGGCGCTTCAAATCATCGCGGTTCAGCTTGCCATCAAGCGTAATCAGGCCACCGATGTGCATATAGTAAAGGTTTGCTTCGATTTTCCGTGCGGCCACAGCAGCGTCGTTCCAGAGGTCGTTCGCCGTTGGACGCCCAATATCCTGAATCTTGCGGATTTCCGCACACCAGTCCACAAGGAGCTGGTTCTGATAGCGGCAGACCGTCAGCGCTTTTAAAAGAGCCGCCGAAACCACATCGTCCGGGATTTCTTTCAGTGCAGCGGCGTAGACTTCCGCTCGTGCTGTACGCTCATCGGTCGAGAGTTCCTTCCCGAAATACCGCTCAATGCGCAGCATTGAGCTTTTCAAACATTCAACTGTCATTTGAGCCTCCAAAAATAAAATCGTAGTCCTCGGCAGCGGAGCGTTTGGGCTGCTGACCCGCCGGGGGCTTGCGCCGCTCGTCACGGGACTGCACGTCACCAAGGGTTCTCACACCCTCGTTTTTCCATACTTTCAGGATGCCGTTGACGTAGGACCATTTGCGAACCCCGGCCAGAGCGGCGTTTTTGATGGCCAGCAAGATGAGGTCGTCCGTGAAAATCTCCCGCCAGCCCAGCAGGTCTTCCCGCGCTGCTGGTGGGAAACCTCCGAGATTGTCCTCGAAAGAGCGGATGATCTCAGCCAGCCCAGCATCGACGGTCGGACTACCGTTATCTCTTACTCTTTCTCTGTTCTCTATATCTTTATCTTTCTCTATCTCTTTCTCTGTAGGGACATTTTCACCACCATCAGTGGACACATTGTGTCCAGTTGTGTGTCCGGTGTCGTGTCCCGCCTGTAACTCCTTATTTGCAGCATTGCTACGAATTTTACGATTTTTTGCTGCCCAGTCGGTTTCGCTGCCAATCATGTTCTGATAATCAGAGATTGACAGAGTTCCGTCCGGGTTTTCAAAAATCAATCCGATTTGTTTATAAACGGTCAGAGCCAGACGGACGGTTGACAAAGGAAACCATTTGCATTCCCTCTGAATCTTTTCGGCATCGTAGGGGATGAGCATTTCTCCGATTTTGGAAACCAAACAACCGTTTGTGTTGATGGTCTTGAGGCACAACATTTGATAGAGAACAACATAGTTGGCACCATCCGGCTGGCTCATAAGGTAGTCGATTTCGTCCGAGGACATGAAACTATCTTTGAGCTTTATCCAGTAGTACCGTTTGCCAGTTGCCATCAGCGAACCTCCTTAGAACAGCAGATCGTCGGCATCGTCCAGAACTGAGAAATCATCGTCACTACCCTGCGAGAAGTTCTGACTGACCTGAACATTACCGGGATGATCGGACGCGCCCTGCCATTGCTGGCGCTGGCTCTGGGTAGCAAAACCCATCTGCTGGGGCTGCGGCTGCTGGTTCCGGTAGGTGGCCGGTGGCGGGTTCGTCCCGCCATCATCCACGGGCCCTTGCTGGTTTTCCTGCTTCGGCCCCGCAAAATAGATGTTGTCCACCACAAACTCAATCGCCGTGCGGTTATTGCCGTTCTTATCCTCAAACTGCCGCGTCTGGCAGCGAGAATGAACCACAGCGGCGCTTCCCTTACGAAAGTACTTGCTGACGAACTCCGCCGTCTTACCCCATGCAGTAAAGGTGAGCCAGTCCGTAGGTCGGCGACCGTTGGCATCCACCATATCCCGGTCAACCGCCATACGGAAACTTGTCACCGTTTTTCCCGTCTGGGTGGTTCGCAGCTCAGGGTCGGCAGCAAGCCGCCCCTGAAAAGCGCAACTATTCAGCATTAAAAATCACCTCTTTCATGAAAAGCTGACTATTTAGCCCACTCTTCCTTGTAATGGGCCAGCTGTTCCGGAGTATCGGTTTGGATACCCAATTCCTTAGCTTCCTCGATTGCTCCATCCACAAGGTGAGCAAACTCCTTTGAATCCATTTTGTGACTTTCCTTGTAGACAAAATAGCAGGAGTAGTCTTTGCCGTTTTCCTGCCGGGTTTCATAGAGCCGGACATAGGGATAAAAGTCACATGGATCCACGGTCGGAGGGAGCTTCAGACCAACAGGCTTGCCGTCCTTATCGCGGGCAAGTGCTCCATACGAAACCACGAGCCGCCGCTTCACGGCATCCTCGCTCTCACCGGTCTCCGCAGAAATCTTGTTGCACAGAACGTGGAAATACGCATTTGCCGACAGGCTACGCTTTTCCCTGTGCTTTTTGATTTCCACGTCCAGAATCGGCTCCTGATGGAGCTTGTCCCAGATTTCCCGGAAGTCACCGTTGAGTTCCAGCGTGACCCTCTGTTTCCCGCCGAGGGTAAAAGCCATGTCCACCAGCCGCCCGGTCATGTGGCATCCTCCTTGTCCTGATGGCAGTGCATATAGATATAGGCACTGTTCGGCCCCATGTTGGCGTACAGCCAATCATTGATTTTGGCCACACTCATGTGGTCTCGCAGAACACGTTTTTCATAAATGTATTCGCCAGTCAGCTTCTTTTCTGCAATTTTGGCCTGAATGTCCTTGTCGTCATAGTTGGCCTCAACCATGTACAAGTCATAGTTCGGGGCGGAAATGCCGTTTAGGTTATTCATGTCGGTACAGTAAAACAGCTTTCTCCCGTCCAGCCAGACCTTCCACCCGCAGTTGGGAACATTGTGCTTGACCATGTGCGGAATGACGTTGCAGATTCCGTATCCGTACAGGTGTCCCGGATCCAGAACGTCAATCTGCGAGACCGGCACCCCTGCATCCACCAGCGGCTTGCACAGCCAAGCACAGCAGGCAAAGCGGAGCGTCGGCCGGTTGGAGGCCAGCAGCCGCAATGTGGATGGATGAAAGTGGTCACTGTGGATGTGGGTCAGCAGCACCAGCTTCAACGTCCGGTATTCCGCTGCCAGTGCCTTGAACGAAACCCCGCAATCAATGAGGATTTTGTGCTCGATCACCACCGCATTTCCCTGACTTCCGGTGGATATGATGTTGTAGTCGATCATAACGAGCTGAGGTCAACTACCGTTTCTACGGTCGTCGGTTCACCCTGAGAAATATCCCCATGAGGCAGAGCGCCCTGACCATCGCCGACATCCGGTTTCCCGGTGTGCAGCTCCGGCTGTTCGGATGCACTAGGCATAGATTCCGGTTCGGTGATGATTTCGCCGTTGCCGTCCACCATGGACACGGTGTTGTCGCTTTCAAAGGCTTTGGCCATCTCGATGCTCATAACACCCCAGCGAGAAATGAGCTGGCGAAGCAGGGTTTTCTTTGCCATATCATCAAAGTTCTTGTACCAGAAAGAGGAATACTTCCACATTTCGCTTTCCGGGACTTTTCCTGCCTGCAATTCCTCGTACTTCTGGCGGCTGAATGCTTTGGAGTAGGTGTCGGCGTGGTTCATCATCTTTTCTTTGGACCAGTACAGCACCTTGCGGAAACCGTTCAAATACTCGAAGTAGGCCATATAGCCCACCGTAGGCAGTGCATCCCGCTGATCGTCGTCCTCAATAAACTGGAACTTTGCCTTGCCGGTCAGCGAATCTTTGCCAAGGTACTCGCCTTCCTTGATTTCCATCACATCGAGATCAGCATACTGACCGCTACGCAACGCCAGCTGAACGTACCCCTTGTAACCCAGTACAAACGTGGCCGTGGTGATTTCCGGGCGGATCAGTCGATTGTTGCGATCATACTTGGCCTTCTGCTTGAACGGAACCAGATAATATTGGCCCAACTGCGGGGACGGGCTGAGGTTCAGGCTTTCGCCCAGCAGGGCACCGGCAAGAATCGTACCGGCATCGCATTCCTGCAAAGCCGGGTTGACAGCCACCGCACTGGTGATGGAGGCTGTAAAACGGCGGGCGCGGGTCGGGTCACGCAGGGTGTTGGAGATCAAGGACTGGTAGCCCTTGGTGGTGATTGCTACGGAGAACTTGGGTTTCTGCTGCGCTGGCAGTTGATTATTAGGCGTTGCCATATTCAATACCTTCCTTTTCAAGATAATGCTTCAAACCAACGAGCTGGGCCTTGGTGCCCTTTGCATAGAAGCGGGTCATGAAGATAGGTTCCGGCTTAGGCTGCGGTACCGGCTCCTGTTCAGGCTGCACGGCGATTTCCGGGTCTGCGGAGATTTCCTGCGCCGGTTCAGGCTGGGCCTCGGCTGCGGCCGCAGCAGCGGTACGAACCTTTTCAGCAGCAGCTTCCCGCTCTGCCTGCCGGGCGCGGCGTTCTTCTTCACGTCTGCGCTGTTCTTCCAGCGCCTTGTGCCGGTCAGCCACGGTCTTGATGGCAGTGGGCAAGTCCAGATTGCTGCGGTACTCCACCATGATCTCAGCGGCGTTATCCATGCCCTCGATGGCGGCCACGTCGGCCACAATGCCGTCCACAAACGCCTTTGCCTGCTTTTTCAAAGAAGTCAGGCTGTCACTCATAGTGACCTTCGGGCGGTAGGTCAGATTATCCAGCCAGTCAATGTTGGCGGCTTCCACCAGCTCGCCGTAGTAATCCATGAGCTTTTCCGTTTTCTGAGCCACAATACCAGAGGTCACATCCGCAATTTTCTGCTTCAACTCGGCATCTGCTTGCTGGAACGGTACCGTCACACACTCCCGGTAGACCTGCTCAAAGGCATTGTAAGGCTCAAGGATTTTGTCCTTGACAGCAATGCGCTGGGCCTCGTACTCCTTGAATTCCTTGGTTAACTGCGCGCGGGCATCCTTGACGCTTTTATAGGTCTGTTCGGTGCAGACCAGTGAAAGAGCTTCGGCAGTGCGCTGCTCAATATCGGCCTTAACGCTGTGAAGCCGCTCGACAATGATGGGCAACTGCTGAAGTTCAATGACCTGCAATTCGGTATCCTGTGCCATGTTGCATTCTCCTTTCATTTTTTGAACATGATGTACTTGCCAGTGGTGCGGTTGACCAGCTCCATGAAGTCCGGGCCATCCCGGACACAGAGGTACAGGCGGAAATCCCAGCCCTGTGCGGAAAGGGCCTCTTTCTGCTTGCGGGTCAACTTTTTGCCTCTTACTTTCAAAAAATCACCCCCTCCTCGGCCTTGTTGACAGCGATGTTCAGAGTGATGGTCTCCCGGCAGCGGAGGCCGAAGTTGCCGCCCGGGCCGAACATCTTGGTTTTCTCGAACTCACTTGCGCTGTAAACGCTAGCGCAGTTCAGGACATTTGGAATACGGTCAGGGTGGACTGCCCGGAATGCCTGACACGCCATCTGGTAGTTGGGCGCCCAGACCACCGTCCATCCTCCACAGTACGGCTGAACATCATCTGAGCCGTATGTGAAGTAGAATTTTTCCAGATCCATCACTCAGCCTCGCTTTCCAGCTTGAGCGCAACATTGCCGAAAGAGGTCATCAGCATAATTAACGTCATCTGGTCCTCATCCGTCATGTCCACGAAGTCACGCTCACCATTCACGAATCCCTCCCGAAGAATCACCGCGTTGCCAACGATGGGCTGGCCGTGCTCCGGTGTGCCGTAGAGGAGGCTGGCAAAGCGATTGAGCGGGAGCCCCCTCAAAAGCCCTTCATCATTGACTACCATGCAGAACCCCTCCGGCAGATACTTGGGATGGACAGTCTCGCTGTAGCCGCAAATCTCCGTGCCGATGCTGAGCAGCAACGGCTCATTGAAATCCTTGAACTGCATCTTATTCTCGGTGCTAATTACAAATCCTTTCATAAAATCACTCCTTTTCCGGGAAGCACTCACGGACTTCCCATGCGTCTGCGGCCTCTAAGCAGCGGTCGCAGCCAACGATTGTGCCATCATCGGTGCGGTAGATGGTATCGCACCTCTGGTGGCAGAGGGAGCACACAGGAGGCTCAGGGTAGCCAGCTTCTTCGTCAGTCGGATACAGCATCCAGCACCTCCCGGAGCTTGCGCCCCATCCAGCGGCCTACATCATCGAACCTCCCCATGCTGTCAAGCCAGACAAACAGGGCTGCGATAACAGAGGTCACAGCAAACTGCGCCGCCGGGGCACGAGCTGCTGCCTGTTCGGCGGTGATGCCGTACACGATCATCAGAATCCGGGTCATTCCTTACACTCCCTTTCTTTGCGTGCCTTGCGGGCAGCCGTTTGGGCTTCCAGCTTCTCACGGTTCCCGGGCTGGGCGATGAATTTTTTGAATCCCGCCAGCGTCACGCGGCCAAAGCTCTCACCGACTTCCGGGGGAATATCGGCCACGTTGATATGAATTGTGGTGTCCATGTGATCCTCCTGTGTAACCGATTAAACATCGTCGGCAAAAAAAATCTGGTCAATGCTCACGTTCATGGCTGCGGCCAGAGCAACCAGCGTCTTGGTGGTGGTCACTCGCTCAGTACCGGCTTCCAGCGCAACGATAGTGCCCCGGCTAATGCCGCTCTTTTCGGCAAGTTCCTCCTGGCTCATTTTCAAAGACTTGCGAACCTCTTTAATTTTGAAGCCCATTCTTGTCACCTCCTATCTTTTCGGTTCACAACGGATTTTGTTTAATCGGTTGCACACACATAGTACAACATCCCATGGCCTTTGTCAAGTTCATTACACAAATTTTGTTTAAGAAATTACACAAAACTCATTGACAGCGTCTCGACTATAATTGTATAATGGATTGTACAAAACGGAGGGATTGAACATGACCTTGAAAGATTTGATCATTGAATACCGGAATGACCACGGACTGTCTCAACGGCAATTTGCTACTGCTTGCGGGTTGTCTAATGGCTATATTTCGATGCTGGAAAAGGAAATGAACCCCAACACTAAGCTCCCGGTCACGCCAACTCTCCCTAAATTGAAGCAGCTTGCATCCGGAATGGGAATGAGCCTGACTGATTTGCTGGTCAAGGTTGACGATATGCCAGTAGAACTCATTCTTGATGATGCAGACAGCAAAAAACTCGTCCCCGAAATTGAGGACGAGCTGGATGCAGAGATTATGAAAATTATTTCAGGTCTTACTCCGGAGAAGAAGCAGCAGGCATTGAGCTATATTCAGTACCTTGCGCAGTCCTGAGGAGCCGAAGCAACTTGATTTTTTCAGCAACAGTCAGTAAAGCCAGCGATTTTTGAATGGATGTGCATAATTCAGTATCATTCATGGGTTTGCAAGTCCTTTCTTGATAAAATAACCACCGGCAGCAACTGAATTATATCAAATACGCACCCGCTTTTCATGGAATCGTGGAATTATACCGAAAATCGGAAAAATTTGTGCGTTTCCGGCATAATATTGTGAATTACGTTGCGGAGGCCGTTTTATGAATTTGAAAGAAATCGCGCTTCGACTGAGAGAATATAAACGGGTGTATGTAGCTGGAACTCCGGTTATGTTGCGAAGCCGATTAGATTTTCTCGATATTTTCTCAGCATACGGTTTGACTGCGGATATGAGTGTGTCGAAGAAGATTGGTGTTTTGGTTGCGTGCAGCAATCCAATGCAGAAGAAAATCGATCAGGCCAAAGCTCTAAATATTCCGGTCATTTCAGAACAGCAGTGGTTTGAGCTTATGCCAGAGCTGGAAGCACTCGGAATGTGGAACGGAAAGCCAATTCCGTTTGCAGATGATAATGGAATTTACCATATTGATGTGGGCGGTGATGGTTGATGGCCCGAAAAAAGAATATTGCTGCTGGCCTCGATGCCGTCATCTATGCCCGGTACTCGTCGCATAACCAGCGAGAGGTCAGCATCGAGCAGCAGATCGCAGAGTGTACGAAGCACGCAGCTGCGCTTGGACTGCGCATTGTCGGTACATACGAGGACAGGGCAATCAGCGGCAAGACGGATAACCGGCCTCGTTTCCAGCAGATGATGCGGGATGCTGAAAAAGGGAAGTTTCAGGCCGTCGTGGCGTGGAAGTCCAACCGCATCGGGCGCAATATGCTGCAAGCCATGGTCAACGAGGCGAAGCTGGACGATTACGGCGTAAAGGTGTTTTACGCCGAGGAAGATTTTGACGATACAGCCGCCGGGCGTTTCGCATTGAGGAACATGATGAATGTGAATCAATTCTACAGCGAGAACATGGCGGAGGACATCACCCGGGGGCTGTATGATAACGCCAGCAAGTGCATGGCGAACGGTCGGCAGCCCTTGGGCTACAAGCGGGGTGAGGATGGACGTGTGGTGCTGGATGAAGCGAATGCGGCCGTTGTCCGGGAAATATTCACCCGTGTGGCTGCTGGTGACCTGTTCGTGGACATTGCGCGAGATCTCAATGCCCAGGGCATCAAGACCAGCAAGGGAGCCAACTGGAACAAAGGCAGCTTCCAGAGTATTTGCCAGAACGAGCGGTACCGGGGCATCTACATATACGGGGATGTCCGGGTGGCCGATGGCATTCCACGCATAGTGAGCGATGATTTGTGGTACAGGGTACAGGAGGCCATGAGGATGAAAAAGAATCCAGTCGGAACCCGGCACCGTGTCGGGGCAGAAGATTATCTGCTGACCGGGAAGCTGCGCTGCGGGCATTGTGGCAGCTACATGACGGGCGTATCTGGCACCAGTAGAAACGGCGAGCTGCATTACTACTACACCTGCCAGAAGCGGCGCACCGAGCACGCCTGTGACAAGAAGAACATCCGCCGGGATGTCATTGAACCGGCTGTGGCTCAGGCCATCAAGATGTACTGCTTGACCGATGATGTCATTGAATGGATGGCAGATCGGACGGTCGAATACTGGGAAAAGCACGACAATGACCTCCAGATTGAGGCGCTGGAGCAGCAGTTGGAGGAAAATAAAAAAGCCACCTCGAATATGCTGAAAGCCATCGAGATGGGGATTATCACAGAGGCCACCCGCACCCGGATGGTCGAGCTTGAGACTGAGCAATCCCGGCTGAGCGTCCAACTGAATGCGGCCAAAGAGGATGTCGTGAAAATCGACCGGGAGCAAATCATCTCCTATCTGGAACTGCTGCAGCAGGGTGACATCCACGACCGGGATTTCCAGATGGAATTGTTCAAGAACTTCCTCGTGGCCGTCTATGTCTATGATGATAACCGCATGAAGCTGGTTTTCTCCTGCATGGGAGACCAGAACAGCGTTGAGATTCCCTTGGAGACCGGAGAAGACCCGCCGGATGGCGGGCTGTCACCGGATGCTAAAATGTTCGTTTTGACTCCTGATAGCTCCACCAAAAAAGCACTGTACTTCGTTTGAAGTACGGTGCTTTTCTTTTTGCTTTCTTGAAAGTTGCCGTCAAAAATGCTTCGACGCCCAATTTTGCAGGCTCATGGACGGCAACC